AACTGTAATAAATGTGATAAACTACGCAATTTATCAGGGTGAAGATAATGACAACGGCAGGATAGGGGCAGATAAGGGGCAGGATAACGGCAGGATAAGGGCAGGCGTACAGAACAAGAATGAACAAGAATGCAATAAGAATGTAAAAGAAAAAGAACTTATTGTGCGTTTTCGATGAAAAGAACGAAAGGAAAGGACTTAACAATGCCAGAATTTAAAATCACAGGAACAACAGAAGAGATTGCAGATGTAGTTATTGCACTTGATGTAAGCGAGGTTATAGGGATTGAAACTGCTCACAAGTGCGGAGGGAATTGTCACAATTGCACTTGCAATGACCACACCTACAGTGCTACGTTTTTGAATCTAACCAAAAATGAGCTTGCTGCACTGAAAAGCTATTACGATATAATTCGGGGGTTAAACTGATGAAATTAATATCTTTAGCCCTACATCAATTCAAGGGTATAGAATCATTCTCGCTGAAAGTTGACGGTAACAATGCCACTGTATACGGTCAAAACGGCACAGGAAAGACAACACTTGCAGACGCATATCTTTGGTTGCTTACAGGCAAGAACAGCGCAGGAGAAACGCTAGACCCATTTACAGTAAATGAAAAAGGGGAACGCAAGCATCAAGGGCAAGAGCCGACTGTAGAAGCCGTGTTTATAGCAGAGGACGGCGAACAAATTACCTTCAAACGCTCGCTTGTTGAAAAATGGGTAAAAAAGACCGGGCATACCGACCGCAACTATACAGGAGATGAAAGCAAGTTCTGGATTGATGGAGTGCCAAACAAATCAGGCGATTATAACAGCTACATAGAGCGCACATTTGCCACTGAATCAGTTTTGCGGTTACTGACAAATACAGGATATTTCAATACCCAAATCAAAAAAGATGACCGCCGAAAGCTTTTGTTTGAGACTTTTGGCGATATGGCTGACAGTGAAATACTGGCAGATACCGAAGAACTGACAGACCTTGCCGCAGAAATAGGCAAAAAAAACGTAGTCGATTACCAGAAGATGATTAAAGAGCAATACACAACGACTTGCAAACAGATTGAACTTATACCGGTTAGGATTGACGAGGCCGCCAAGAACATTACAGAGGGCATAGACAGTGACAAAGCGCAGGCTGACATATCAACACTTAATGCTGAAATCGCAAATTTGAGAGAAAAACTCACAGATACTAGCGATAATGCGGTAATTAGCCTAAAACGAGAGTTGCTAACCCTCCAGAGGGAAATTGAAACAAAAAACACCGAACGGAAGCGGGAAATAGCCGATAATGTGAGCGAGCATGAAAGGTCATTTCAATCTGAAATCCGAGACCTAAAAAACCGTGTTGATAGCCTTTTACACACTGCAAAAACCAATGATGCTCATATAATGAGGAGCGAGAACAGAATCAAAGAGCTTAATACCGAAATCGCCAACAAACGTAAATCATGGAATGACAAAAAAAGCGAATGGAATGCAAAAAACGCTGAAACTTTTAATCCTGATAGCACAAATTGCCCAACCTGCGGTCAAACATTTCCGGCTGACAAAATTGCAGAAATGCAATCCAACTGGAACGAGCAAAAAGCTGCAAACCTTTCTGAAATCAGCGCATATATGGAGCAGATACAGGCATATGGCAAAACCTTAGCAGCTGAACTTGAAGAATGCAATACCGCACTTGCAGCACTCAAAGAACAGCAAAACGGCACTCGTGCAGTCTATGAGGAAGCGGTAAGTAATCTTAATCAAGCGCAGGCAAACTACAAGTCATATATAGTTGACCCTGCCAAAGAAGAGATTCATACAGTCCTTATAAACAATTTGCAGATGCAGATAGCTAATATCGAATCAAAAATAAACACAGCTAATCAGGACACGCACCCCGAAAAAGATTCAATACTGCAAAAAATATCCGAGAGAGAAGCGCATATATCAGAATTACAGGCGGACATTGCAAAAGCCAACCTTTCGAAAGAATCACAAAATCGTATAGATGAATACGAAGCTGAACAAAAAAGACTTGGTACTATCAGAGACCATGCAGAAAAAATGCTATATTTGTGCGACAGGTTTACCCGCATTAAAAGCGAAAAGATAACAGGCAACATTAACAAGCATTTCCAGATAGTTGAATTTTCACTCTTTGAGATTTTGAAAAACGGCGGCATGAAACAAGCTTGCGAAACAACTATTGATGGTGTGGAATATTCGCAGCTGAACAAAGCAAGGCAAGTGGCCGGCAGTGTTGACATTATCAAAACATTTGCCAAAGCGCTTAATGTGTCATTCCCTTTGTTTATAGATAATTCGGAATCAGTCTTGACCTTGTACGGAGTGGACACGCAGGACATACAAATCATTCGGCTTGCAGTTAGTGAGCATGATAAGGAATTGAGAGTGGAGAGGGAATTGATATGATGGAACCCAACATTGAAGTATTCGGGAAGAGTGTAAGAGCGTTTCGTGAACAAGCTCGAATGACAAAGGCAGAATTAGCAAAAAAGGTTGGACTTACTAGTACAAGTATCAGTTCATATGAAAAAGGAGCAAAAAAGCCGACACTAGAATCAGCGTTATCTATTGCCGCTGCTTTCGGTACGACCGTTGACGAAATGTGCAAAAAGGAAGTTTGCCTCGATATATTCAGCAAAAGCCTTGATATGTCTATCAGCAAACAGGATAAGGAATTGAGGGTGGAAATGGTATGAATGCAAAAAATATAGCAAAATCGCTCAACGCAAAACTTAACGATTGGCTGAAAAACATAGATAATGAGGAGATTCAAAAGGTAATCAAAGAAAATGCTATTGTCACTGGCGGAGCACTTGTTTCTCTACTAAATGGAGAATCGCCTAACGACTACGACATATATTTTAAGGATTTTGATTCTTGTCTTTCTGTTGCAAAATATTACGCTGGTGAATGGAATAAAGCACACCCTGATAAATCACAAGTACAGATTACAGTTGATGAAAAAACCAAGCGCATAACAGCTTTCATTTCCAGTGACGGAATTGTCACCGAAGACGAAGAAAACGGCATTGATAATGAAACAGAGCCAGAAGACATTGAACCTGATGTTGCTGAACCCGAAGATGAACAGTCTAAAGATAATGCTAAATACAGACCATGTTATTTTTCTACAAATGCTATTTCTCTTTCTGATGACATTCAGTTAATCATAAGGTTTTACGGTTCTGTTGATGAAATTCACACAAATTATGATTTTGTGCATTGCACATGTTCTTATGACTTTAAGGGAAACAAAGTTAATCTGCCTGCGAAAGCACTAGAAGCAATCATTAACAAAGAACTTTTTTATTGTGGCAGCAAGTACCCGCTTTGCTCTATTATTCGCTCCCGCAAGTTTATCTCTCGGGGTTGGCACATTAATGCAGGGCAATATCTAAAGATGTGCTTGCAGTTGAATGAAATTGACTTGAAAGACCTAAAAGTATTTTCAGACCAGTTGGCAGGAGTAGACAGTCTTTACTTTTCGCAAGCAATTTCAGAGATACAGCAAAAACAAGGAAAAGAACCAGAGTTTAATGTTGACAATTCATATCTATTTGAAGTTATTAACAGAATATTTTAGGAGGGAAATAATATAATGCCTGAAAAGCCAACAGTACCAGAAACAAACCAGTCACTTAAAACAACAAAAAAAGCAGAAATAGCACCGTCTGAACGCTTTGCAAAGCTAGTCATAAGAGAGTATGAGAGTATGGTAAGTGTAGGCTCACAGATGACCGAAACACAGCGGCGATTAGTGAAAAACTACTTTATAGCCACTGACAGAGTATTACAGGGTGCAGAACAGCGGCGCTTAGCTAAGTCCGAAAATTACAGAGATGTTTTGCCTGTGACATGGCAAAACGTAGATATGACCGCTTTTGCGTTGGACTGTGTACATTATTCCAGACTAGGACTTGACCCGCTCCAAAAGAATCATTTGCATATTATCCCATACAAAAACAACAAGACAAAAAAGTATGATATGACCTTGATGGAGGGTTACGAGGGCAAAGAATTAAAGGCAAAAAAATACGCTCTCGATATTCCGAAAGCGATTGACTGCGAACTTGTATACAGCAATGACACTTTTACACTCCTTAAAAAAGGCGCAACAAACAAAGTAGAATCATACGAATTTGAAATCAATGACCCATTTGACCGTGGAAAAATAAAAGGCGGGTTTGGATATATCCAGTACGACCAGCCTGAAAAAAACCGTGTTATCGTTTTGTCTATGAAGGATATTTTGAAACGCAAAAACTCTGGTGCAGGTAATGTTGAGTTTTGGGGCGGTGAAAAGGACAAATGGGAAAACGGCAAAAAGACTGGCAAGGTTGCAGTCGAGGGATGGCAAGACGAAATGATGCTCAAGACCGTCAAGCGACATGTATTCGGTCAGATAGCCATTGACCCCTCAAAGATTGATGATACCTACAACTACACAGAAAAACGTGAGATTGAATATGCACAGGCTTTTGCACAGGATGAAATCGACCAGAAAGCAAACAATGGCGTAATGATTGATGCAGATTTTGCAGAGGTTGAGGACACCCGACAACTACCACAGGCTGACGAAAATGGGGAAGTGGTTGAGGATTTGGAAAGCGCAGGTTTTTGATTATGGGTTTCAAATGTCTACAGTCGGGAAGTTCGGGAAACTGTTTCACTCTCTTTGATGAACAAACCCGCATTTTGATTGAGTGTGGCATACCATACAAGAAACTACTACAAGGAATTGGTTTTAATTTAAGTCAGTACGAAGGCTGTATTCTGACCCATGAACACGCAGACCACAGCCACACAGTAAAGGACATAATGAAAGCCGGGATAAACTGCTATATGAGCCACGGAACAGCACAGGCACTTGACATTTCAGGTTACAGAGTGAAAACCATAGAAGCCTTAAAGCCGTTCAATATAGGTACATACAAGGTCATGGCCTTTGATGTAAATCATGATGCAGCACAGCCATTCGGATATGTAATAAAATCAACCGTCACGAAAGAATCGCTTGTATTCATCACCGACAGCTATTATGTATCAAACCAGTTCAAGAATGTTGATTATTTTGCAATAGAATCAAACTATATCACGGAACATTTTATGCAAAGCAGCACAGCACCCGAACTAAAGAAAAGGCTTTTTACAAGCCACATGAGTTTAGAAAACAGTATTAAATTCTTGCAAGCGCAGGATTTAAGCAAGTGCAAAAAGATATACCTGACACACATTTCCAAAACAAACGGAGATGGTGAAATAATGCGCAGGGAAGTAATGAAAGCCACAGGCAAAGAAACAATAATATGCGGAAAGGAAGATTGACAGTGAACAAAGATGATACCAAAAAGAGCTTTTTAGAGTTATGCAAGGGGGCGATGTTGGAACGGTTTGACTATGAAATGGAAAAAGTCATTGATAACATTCTTGACCCGAACACACCCGCCAAAAAACCACGCAGCATTACACTTACGCTAACCCTTAAATCGGATGAAGAGCGCAGACAGTTATTCCATGAAACAATTGTCAAACCAAAACTGCAACCTACAAATCCGATTGCTGGCTCTGTAGCCATTGTACCAGACCATAACGGCGAACTGACAGTTGTTGAAATGGTGCCACAGATACCCGGCCAAATGAATGTGAACGGTAATGAGCAAGACGAGCCTACAGTTATTCATTTGTTCCGTAAACAAGCGTAGTAAACAAATAATGTATAAGAAAGGTCAATCAATATGCTTAAAGAATTTGTTGAAAAACTCACATCACTTGCTACACCTCAGACTTATGAAATCAACGGAGATACATATGCCACTGTACCTATAAACCGCATAGCTCCTCATGTTGACCGCTTGAAAAGTATTGAATTTTCATCCCTCGATGGCATCGTTCAGGCAATCAAAACTGAAATATCCAGAGATGAAATAGGAAAGCCATTATTTGTAAGCATTGCTTCACACATTAAAGTTGAAGTGTTTACCACTTACCGAAAAGACAATATGGCACGAGATATGCTCTATTTCGCAAGACCCGATTTGCCTATTGCATTTAACATGTGGAGCGACCATGACGATGCAATCATAATGTTGCGTAGTCAATTTGTGCCGAATGCAGGAACAGAGTATTTGCTTGACTTGCTGTCTCGCATTTCCAACGAGGATTCGGTCACCAGTGATGACAATGGTGTTACACAGAAAGTCACAGCATCAACAGGCATAGCAATGAAAAAGACTGAAAATATAAATGGACGTGTTGTCTTAGCTCCATTCCGCACATTCTTTGAAGTGGATCAACCTGAAAGCGAATTTATTTTGCGTATCAAGCAGGGTGAAACTCCAAAAATCGGCATTATTGAAGCTGATGGCGGGGCATGGAAATTGAAAGCTAAGCATAACATTGCTGATTATTTCCGTGAAAATCTCAAAGACCTTATTTCCGAAAAACTGGTGGTTGTGGCGGAATGAATAATCCGCCCTCCCCTTAGGGGGAAAACCCACAAAAACAAAGGACTGATTATTTATTTCAAAACAGAACGCAATTGTGTTATATACGCTGATGTTCATTAGCAGCATATGGGGTGGCAGAATGCTATCGGATATTGATGACCTTGCCGCCGAAACAAAACTATTATCTAATAACATAACCGCCTTACAAGCACAGCAGGACACGCTACAGGACAAGTTGCACGAGCAAATCACAGAACTGCAAGACAGAATGACCGAATTAGAACTGGAACAAGAAAATATAGTCACTTGGAGTGTTGACCCTAACATTGACCTATCCGCTGATTTACAGATACATATGCAGCAACTTTGCAAATCATATGATGTGCCATATACCATAATGTTGGCAATCGCTGAACATGAAAGCGGGTTTCAGGTAAATGCAATCGGCTACAACACAAACGGCACATATGACATTGGATTGTTTCAAATAAACAGTGTAAATCACGATTGGCTTATGAATGATTACGGCTTAGATGTCACAAACCCCAAAGAAAACATTGAATCCGCTGCTGTAATGCTTGCTATGTTTTTAGACCGGCACGACATTGAAACCGCTATTGCATGTTATGCGGCCGGGGAATATGGGGCAACCAAACTTGGGCGGGGCAAATGGTTTGCAGAAACGATATTGAGGGAGGAAACAACATGACCGATTTGGTATTTCTCGAACCAAACAAGATTGATTCCGAACCGTTTACTACAAGTGACATTATTGCAGGACATGCAGATATCAATTATCGTTCAGTTCAGCGTACAATAGAAAATCAAATCGAACGATTGGAACGGTTTGGAGTAATGCGATTTGAAATCACATTACCAGAAAAAGGAAGCAAAGGTGGTCGTCCTAAAAAAGTTTATAAATTGAACGAACAACAAGCAACTTTGCTGATTACTTTTTTGAAAAACAATGACAAGGTTGCAGAATTCAAAGTTGAACTTGTCCGTCAGTTCTTTGCTATGCGTTCTGAACTAAACCGCCGACACATAGAACGAGCGCAACTCAAACCTATAAGGCGGGAAATGACTGATGTTATTCAACAGGTTACAGACAGCAAATGGGCATACAAACTCTACACTGACCTGTCATATAAACTTGCCGTTGGCAAAATAGCTGCAAAACTGCGTGAAGAACGTGGTGCGCCTAAAAATGCGGTGGCCGCAGATTACATGACTGCCAATGAAATACATGATGTTGCAGAGCTGCAATATCGAATTGCTGTATTGCTTGAAATGGGTATGGATTACACAACAGTAAAAGACACTTTAGCAAATCGGCTTTTGCTTAATGCCAGTTAAGAGGAGGAAACAACATGAAACCAAATGAGTTAAACATTCCTTTTTCAGTGAAAGGACTTACAGAAAAAATAGAAATTGTAAATGCGGCTTTAGAAAATCTATTAAAAGCGGAGGAACTTCTCAACAAGGCTTCTCAAATTTCTGTAGATGTTTCTGTGGAAGATTCTCTTTCACAGTCAGAATCTTAATTTTTCCAGTCATATATTGCAGGAACAAACCCAAATATAGTTTTAATTCTTCAAAATCAAAGGGTTCGTCAAGTTGCGGATAATGTGTAGAAGTGTTTCCAAATTCTTTTACCATATATGCCGAAATAGCTTCATCAAGGCCGTCAAGATATTCCATTATACAATCTTGAAGAGATTTTCTTAAAAGCGATTTATCAGCAACAGCGGATTTGTATCTTATGGCATAATCCTTAACCAACGCTTCTACTGCATTGCGATAGCCACAGGCTGCAAGGTCAAAATTGCCGGAATGCTCTGTCTCTGCGGCTTGTCTATACAATTCAACAAAGCGGCTGGATAAATATTCAAGCTCTTCTGAAATTTCTGCAATACGCTCTTGTGGGTGCATATATAAAGTAAGCAATGAATCTTCTACTCTAACATATGCCCAAAAAAAGAATTTTCTGCATTCATTCATTGTACAACGATAGGTTGCTATCCAATATCCTCTAGTTGCGTCACGAGGCAAACCACCATGTGCATCAATATATGTTCCGCAATGAGGACACCTATTAGGGTGTTCATAGGTGATATTAACTCCACCACTTGAAATAAATCTTTTTGTATATTTCAAAATTTCACGTCCTTTAAATATTATTTTGTCATCAAATCTCAACGTAAGGGGAAAGCCATAATGAGAGAAAATCTTAAAACCGCTAGGAAAAAGCTGAATATGACACAACAGGATATGGCTGATTTTCTTTTTATAAGCTTTGTTCACTATCAAAAAATAGAGGCAGGAGATAGAACAGGCAGTGTTGATATTTGGGATAGGCTAGAGGATATTACAAGGATTCATCAGAGGATTTTGCGAGAGGTGCATTGCAAAGCAGATAGTCAGTAGTGACACCGAATATTGTGGCTAAATTAACGAGCATATCGAAAGACGGTTCACGAGTACCTTGTTCATATTTCTGGTAAGTATTCAATGCGACCCCCAATATATCTGCCATATTTTGTTGAGTTTTTTTGTTTTTCATTCGTAAAAGACGAAGTTTTTTATTAAACATAATTTTCCTCCCAAAAGTATTGACTTTACATACATATTGTACTACAATGCAAATATACAATATACATACATTTTGTATGTAATCGGGAGGTAGTCCTAATGACAACATATCAAATTTTATCGGAAATAGAAAACCAAGCCACGTACTTAGAACGTGCCAGAGCCGTGCTTGCGGAAGTCGAGAATTACTTTGAAAGCCGAGATGAAATAAAGTATATCCCACATTACGCAGAGCATATTTTACTCTTGCTTCAAGTTGCGGGGGGTCTGGTATACGATGCAACCCCTGAACTTGAACGATTGGCAACTGAATTACTTGAAAAGCATAAGGAGGAGCAAACACAATGCTAAAGTTAAAAGCTGTAATAGCCGTCATAAGCTTTTTGATGATATTTGGCTTTGTAGGCGGTGTGGAATGTGACAATATAGGCTTGCTTGCAGGTGGGATAGGCGGCTTTGCAAGTGTGCTTGTGTTCGGCTGGGCAACAATACCTTTTAGGGGATAATAAATTAACGGAGTGATATTAATGATTAAAGTTGGAGATTTTGTTAAAGGGCGAGCCGACTCACCTTATGGCATTACAAACGGAAATATGACACGCGCATTGGTGGTAGATGTCATTGGTGATTCAAGTATTAAAATACGAATACTTGAACATACCGATTGGGATGGAACATATGCAATATTTAATGTAGATTCAAAACACTTTGATGTAATCGGTCATATAAAGCCTTTTAATCGCAATGATGTGTTGAAATTTTTGTTAAATGGTTGCAAAAAAGCAATCCTTGACTACGACCTAAGAGGTGCTGACCTAATCGATGCTAACCTAAGCCGTGCTAACCTAAGCGGTGCTAACCTAAGCGATGCTGACCTAAGCGATGCTGACCTAAGCGATGCTAACCTAAGCCGTGCTAACCTAAGAGGTGCTGACCTAAGCGATGCTGACCTAAGCCGTGCTGACCTAAGAGGTGCTGACCTAAGCGATGCTGACCTAATCGATGCTAACCTAAGCCGTGCTAACCTAAGCGATGCTGACCTAAGCGATGCTGACCTAAGAGGTGCTGACCTAAGCGATGCTGACCTAAGCCGTGCTGACCTAAGAGGTGCTGACCTAAGCGATGCTGACCTAAGCCGTGCTGACCTAGATTTTTCCTGTTGGCCTCTTTGGTGTGGCAGTCTAAAGGTCAAAACAGATGTGAAACAAACGGTACAAGTAGCATATCATCTTTGTTCTATGCAATGCGATGATCCCAAATATATAAAAATGCGAAATAGCATTCTTGATTTTGCAAATGAATTTCATCGTGTAGATGAATGCGGAAGATTGGAAATAAAATGATTAGATACTTTAAATCAAAAATAACCGCACAAATAATCTATCAAATACTATTCTTTTTGGTCTTATTTCTGGGTGTGTTCGGCTCTGTCGGGGCAATGGAAATAGGCAATATATCAATTATGCAAGGGCGTGTACAGCTTGCGCTTTCTATGGCACTTTTACCGCTTTTGGCATATAAAGGCAAAATGTTTTCGTTTCAACAGTAAGAAAGGAGGACTTTAATGTACAGTAAAACAATCATAGTTGGAAGATTAACAGCAGACCCAGAGTTGAAAACAACTCAAAGCGGCGTATCAGTGGTATCTTTTTCTGTCGCCGTAGGTCGTGCATATGCTCCAAAAGGACAAGAACGACAGACCGATTTCTACGATGTTGTCGCATGGAGAGGGGAAGCGGATTTCATCTGCAAATATTTCTCAAAAGGCTCTGCAATACTTGTTGAAGGGAATATGGAATCTCGTACATACACTGACAAGAACGGCCAGAATCGCCGTGTATGGGAGCTTGTCGCAAACAATATAAGGTTTGTTGAAAGCAAGTCAAACAGCAACCAGAACGCAACACAGGGCACTACAGCACCAACTACCACAAGCAACAGCACCGCAGACGATGATGACGGAGATGTATTGCCTTTCTAATTTAAGAATATCACAAAATCATTAAGGCGGTGGAACATGGCGGGATTTATAAAATTACATCGAAAAATTTTAAATTGGGAATGGTACAGTGACATAAATACAACTCGCCTATTCTTGCACCTGTTATTAACAGCAACACATAAAAGTGTTAAATACAAAGGTCGAGCAATAGAACGAGGGGAGCTTATAACCACTCTTCCAAGACTTTCAGAAGCCACAAATTTAACGATAAAAGAGCTCAGAACGGCTTGTGAACATCTTATGAACAGCGGCGAAATTTCAAAAAAAACGGCAGGAAGAGAAACTGTAATAAATGTGATAAACTACGCAATTTATCAGGGTGAAGATAATGACAACGGCAGGATAGGGGCAGATAAGGGGCAGGATAACGGCAGGATAAGGGCAGGTGTACAGAACAAGAATGAACAAGAATACAATAAGAATGTAAAAGAAAAAGAACTTATTGTGCGTTTTTTTGATTGCATCTGGAGCAAGTATCCAGAAAAGAAAGGCAAAGGTCAAGTAAGTGCTACAAAGAAAAAGGAACTCTATGCCATAGGGTTTGACGAGTTAAGCAGATGCATCGAACGCTATGTTAGCACCAAAGAGGATTGGAAGAAATGGCAGAATGGCTCAACTTTCTTCAACAGCGGATATGTGGATTATCTTGATGCTAACTGGGTTGCCAATGAAATGTCTACTGATTCTCAGCCTACACAACAGACAGAGACTGATACAGGTTGGAGGGTTATTCAAGAATGATTGATGAACAGGAAATAAGAAAATCAATAGCGACCTTGAAGCCTAACAATGCCTTGTACGAAGTCAGAGCGATAGATGGCCGATGGAATGCAAGCGGTTATTTTCGGGGAGCTGACAGCCTTATCCCTGAAATTAAGCGTCACATGTCAAGAACTGGTGTGAATTTCTACATAACGCTAAGCACTGTCAATGAAGCTTGTGCTTCACGAAAACAGTTTGGCAAAATGGTGGAAAATGCAAGTCCTACAACCAGTGACAGTGATGTTGTGGCATATGAATGGCTGATGGTTGATGTAGACCCACATCGTCCAACAGGAACATCATCTAGTGACGAGCAAATCGAGAAGTCAAAACTAAAGGCAAATCAAATATTTAAGTTCCTGCGTTCAAGGGGATGGAGTGACCCGATTGTCTCACTAAGCGGCAACGGAACACATTTGCTATATGCCATAGGCCTTGCCAACAATCCCGAAAATGTAAAACTCATACAAAATTGTCTTTTGGTTTTAGATATGTTTTTTTCGGATGAAGAAATGCAAATAGACCTAAAAACATTTAACCCTGCCAGAATATGCAAATTGTACGGTACAACGGCAAAAAAAGGACTTGATACTACCGAACGGCCACACCGTATGAGCAAAATAATCAGGGCGAGGAAAATTGAACAGACGGATAAATCCCTGCTACAATCACTTGTGACATTATTGCCGCAACAGCAGAAACCAGCAAAATACAATGGCTATAATCCGGCACGTTTTGACCTTGACAATTGGATTTACAAGCACGGATTAAATGTTCGCAAAACAAACTGGAATGGTGGAAATAAGTGGATATTTGAAGAATGCCCTTTTGATTCATCGCACAAGGGCAAAGACGCTGCCATAATTCAAACTACAGATGGCAAAATATGTTTTAACTGCTTTCACAATTCCTGTGCAGGAAACAAATGGCGAGAGCTGCGATTGAAATATGAGCCAACCGCTTATGAACAAAAATATGTAGAATCAACGCCGCTTCCAAATTACCGCAATCCGAATTATCAGACCGTTCCCGTGCAAGACATAAAGCCTGTAGACGGCGAACCGATATTTTTCACCACGGAACAAATACGAATGCTGAAAACACCACCAGAAGAGTTTATAAAAACTGGAATCGAAGTTCTTGACAAAAAGCTCCGAGGGTTAAAAAAAGGCTTTGTAACATGCCTTTCAGGTTTGCGTGGATGTGGCAAATCCTCACTAATATCTCAATTCACCATTGAGGCTGTAGAGCAGGGTTACAAAGTGGCATTATTCAGCGGTGAACTTACAGCTAAAAACCTCTACAAGTGGCTTACATTGCAAGCGGCTGGTAAGTATGCGGTGCAAGGAACACAGTACGAGAATTATTATCAGGTGAACACAAATGCAGAGCTTCAAATTTCAAAATGGCTTGACGAAAAGCTTTACGTTTACAACAATCACTATGGCAATAATTTTGCAGAAATAGCCAAACAACTAGGCAAATGTGTGACAGAGCATAAGGTTGACCTTGTTATCTTAGACAACCTCATGGCACTCAATATTAACATGTTAGACCAAGACAAATTTGCTAGGCAAAGCGCATTTGTAGAGCAATTAGAAACTTTTGCTAAAGAAGCCAACATTCACATTATCTTTGTGGCACATCCAAGAAAAAGTATGGGTTTTTTACGACTGGATGATGTTTCAGGAAGCAACGATATAGTAAACAGAGTTGACAATGCTTTTATCATTCACCGAGTAAACAAAGATTTTAAAAGATTGTCAAATGTGGCATTCAAATGGAAAGAGGATGACCCGTTATATCAGTGCGATAACGTGATTGAAATATGCAAAGACCGAGACTTAGGGACGCAAGATGTATTTATTCCGCTGTATTTTGAAATCTCTTGCAAGCGACTTAAAAACAGCCAACATGAGCATAAAAATTACGGTTGGGTAAAAGATGACGGCGGTTTTGGAGATGATGATTGGATTGAAATTCCAAACAAAGAGGGGTTGCCGTGGTGATAGAACTTCTTGAACTTGCAAAGTTTCTACCAAAAAATGATTACCTTGTATATTCCAAGTGTAAACGGGTTCTAAAAGCATTACCGATATCCGATGAAGCATATGCAATTTACCTCAATGAATTAATAAAAATTCTTGAAATTTAATTTTATGAACATTAGGGAGTGAAAGCCGTGTATATGGCAGTAACAGCAGACAAGGTTGAATTGCCAGTTGCTGTAGGAGATTCAGCAAGAGACCTAGCAAAACTATTAGGTATGCATGAAGTTACAATTTATAGCCTTGCAAGTCGTGGAACTCCAAGCAAAAAGCGTGGTATTAAAATTGTGAAAGTTGCTGTTAAATTTAATAAATCCGAATTGGAGGAACTTGCAGAATAATGAATAACTCATTTATGGAGATGAGCCACAAGGATTTTTTGAATATATTGTATGACAAGAAAAATCCAAGAGCGGAAATTACTATTACACCAATTGAGGACTACGAGATATGGAATGCAAAGTAGATAACAAATGTTCCGTCTGTGACAAGCACTGGCATAAATATGGTGTCAGGAAATGCAACCATCCCAAAGGCAATAAAAGAATCATATGCCGTTACTGTTGCCGCAAATGTAATAACAATATATTTGTTGGATGTGGTCAGGAATGCAAGCTAAACAAACCGTGCACCGAGGGGGAAATGTAGTGCTAACACATTTATCTTTATTTTCGGGTGTTGGTGGCCAGTTGAATCCGGATTGGGTTGAGTGGTTAATGGGGTTCCCCACCGGATGGACAACCGCAGATATTGACATCATGCACCCATTACCACCAAAAGATGGCGAATGGTGGCCGAATGAGCCGGAAGGTGTTCCGAGGGTTACCGCCAAAAAGCCTAATAGAGCAGATAGATTAAAGTGTTTAGGCAATGCGGTTGTTCCCCGCCAGTTTTACCCGATATTTAAGGCAATTGCAGATATTACGGAGGATTTATATGACATATGAAGAATGCCTCGCAAGGAAGCGAATGGAAATAGTTGATAGCGGGTTCAGGGTAGAACAAAATGCCCTGAATCCGGCTCTCTTTGATTGGCAAAAAGACATTACCCGGTGGGCGCTCCGCAAAGGTAAAGCTGCACTGTTTGAGGATTGCGGATTAGGCAAAACAATCCAGCAGTTATCATTTGCGGATGAAGTATGCAAGCATGAAAACACCAGTGTAATTGTATTTTCTCCACTGTCAGTAGCACAGCAGACGGTGGCAGAGGGGCGAAAGTTCGGAATAAATGCAAACATAATCGAAAATCAGGCTGATATTAAAAAAGGAATCAATATCACTAATTATGAAAAGCTTGATAAATTTGATTTTTCTAGCTTTGGCGGTGTGGTTCTTGACGAAAGCAGCATCTTAAAGCACAGCACAAGCAAAACCCGGCAAGAGATAACGCAGCGCTTTGCCGCAACGCCGTATAAGCTGGCATGCAGTGCAACACCGGCACCCAATGACTTTATGGAGATTGGCAATCACTCTGAATTTTTCGGAATAATGAGCCAAGTAGAAATGCTTGCAACATTTTTTGCACATGATGGCGGTGACACTGCCAAGTGGCGGCTAAAAGGTCATGCGGAGGATAAGTTCTGGGAATGGATAGCGAGCTGGGCTTGTGTACTGCAAAGTCCGGGTGACCTTGGATATGATGATGCCGCCTACAAATTGCCTCCGCTCAATATTCATGAGCATATCGTAAAATCAAATGCGCTTGAAGATACAGAGGGGCAACTGCTCTTAGTGCCGCAACAATCTATGAGTTTATCAGATCGCCGGAATGCAAGAAAGCAGAGCCTTACGCAGCGTGTGAGTGCCGCCGCAGATATAGCGAATTCCATTGATGGACAAACGCTCATATGGTGTGACCTGAACTCCGAAAGTGAAGCTCTGAGTCGTGCTATTCGTGGAGCTGTAGAAGTTAAGGGCAGTGACAACGCTAATCACAAAATCAATTCTATGATGGACTTTAGTAATGGTGATATTAAAGCACTTGTAAGTAAGCCATCAATAGCGGGATGGGGAATGAACTGGCAGAACTGTAATAATATGATTTTTGTTGGTTTGTCCGATAGTTTTGAGGCCTATTATCAAGCAGTTCGCCGCTGTTGGCGTTTCGGCCAGACAAACCCGGTTAATGTACATCTTGTTATATCCGAGGCCGAGGGCGCAGTTAAAGCCAACATAGAGCGCAAACAGGCCGATGCCATGCGTATGACAGGGGAACTTATAAGGCATACTCAAAAAATATTAGAAGCAGACATTCGGCAAACTACACGTATAAGCGAAAATTATCATACAAATGCGGTTATGTTGGTGCCGGATTGGTTGAGGAGGAATGCGGGATGAATGAAAATATTGCAGTTAAAGACCAATATATAACAGATCGATTTGCTCTTTATAACGGTGACAGCGCAGAAGTGTTGCGTGAAATTCCGGATGATAGTATTCACTATATTATCTATTCGCCGCCATTCGCAAGCCTATATACATATTCAAACAGTGATCGGGATTTAGGAAATTGCCGCTCACATGAAGAGTTTTATCAGCAATTCAAGTTTATTGTTGATGAATCATATCGCACTTTAATGCCCGGTCGCATGATGTCTGTACACTGCATGAATTTGCCTACATCCAAAGAACGTGATGGATATATCGGTATTCGGGATTTTAGAGGGGATTTAATCAGGCTTTTTCAAGATAGCGGGTTTATATATCATTCCGAGGTATGTATATGGAAAGATCCTGTTATAGCAATGCAACGCACTAAGGCGCTTGGCTTGCTCAACAAGCAAAAAAACAAAGATAGCTGTATGAGCCGTCAGGGAATACCGGATTATCTTGTTACAATGCGCAAGCCGGGGATAAATCCTGAGCCGGTTAAACACACAAACGATGACTTCCCGATTGATACATGGCAAAAATATGCTTCTCCTGCATGGGAAGAATACCCATCGCCTATCTGGTGGGATATAAACCCATCCGATACACTGCAAGCGAGATCCGCAAGAGAAGAAAAGGATGAAAAGCATATATGCCCATTACAATTACCTGTAATAAAGCGTGGCATTAACCTTTGGACAAATCCCGGCGATACTGTTCTATCCCCTTTTTCCGGCATAGGCTCTGAAATATATCAGGCACTGGAAATGGGGCGCAAAGGTATCGGCATTGAGCTTAAAGAAAGCTATTACAAGCAGGGTGTACGCAATTGCATGGGCGTGATTGCCAATGAGCAGACAGTGATGTGGTGATGAATATGAATCCTTATAACAAAAATCCCATCAATCAAATGCGAGGTGCGCAGAATAGAGCGCAGGGCGGCACTTTTGAACAAATAATATCAGCATCATGTATTTATTATCGTGATTGCGGAGCTGCCGAAATAGAAAAGACTCCTGAGCCTTTTAAGATTACCCGCCGCATAGGCAGTTACAAATTTGAGGGGCATTTTGAAAAAGTGGCACAACCGGACTTCAAAGGAACGCTTATCGGAGGCAAAGCCATTGTTTTTGAAGCAAAGCATACAGAATCAGACCGCATTCTGCAAAACAAAGTAACAGCAGAACAGACCGCAGCGCTTGACCGACATCAGCGGATGGGAGCCGCATGCTTTGTGCTGGTATCACTGCAAATGAAGCAATATGCTTTTGTGCCGTGGGAGTCATGGAAAGAGATGAAGCGGCTATTCGGTCATTTGTATATGAACGCTAAAGATTTAGAGCGATATAAAGTTGTATTCAATGGCAGAATTGTATTGTTTTTGAACGGAGGGGGAGCAAAAGTTTATGACGGTGCAAAAATTTGATCATGTACTCTTAAAAATATGGTTTACCGGCTCTCATACAAGCCGCAACTTCCCTCTTGTAATGTCCGTAGAGCGTGACGGAAATATTTTAACAATAAAAAACAGTTCAGGAACAACATATCTGCTGAACTGGAATAATATCAACATGATTGAGGAAATTCACAACGAATAATGCAGGGAACGGAGATAAAATATTATGACAAACAAGGAAGCAGCAGAAACACTAAGGAACTTGGCAAGCGGTGCAAATCCGTATTTCATGGCACAAATCAGAGCAAAAGGAAATCTGTTTAAACTGTACTTACAGGCAGCGGAAGCTTTGGAATATCAAGCATGCTGGTGTAGAGATTGCAAATATTTTAAAATACAAAACGATGGCACTTATTGTGACAATCTTGATTCTTATTTTTGGAGTGAGTTCCCAGACGAATATGATACTTGTGCAGAGTTTAGCAGGAAGTTGGAGGCGGAATAGGGATGGACAGACTTACAAAACAAAACCCAAGTTAGATTAATAATGAATTTTGGACAGCCGCAGAAGAACCAGATGATGAAGAGATGGACAAAGTATATATGCGGCTCATGGATTACGAGAATACAGGTTTGATACCTACTGAAATCACCCGCCTAACCGCCGAGAATGAGGCGTTGAGAGAGGATTTGAAATCATTAGGAAGCTGCACCAACTGCATACACAACAAATATCCATGTGAGCGTGAGGACAACGGACATGAAACATGCTGGCAATGGCGAGGCGAAAAGGAGAAAAGTACTATTTAGATTTTGAAGTGAAAGAGGTGTCTACAGTTGAATGAAAAACAAAAATCATTACGCAGAATGATTGAAAAAGAATGTTGCAAAATTAGCCTGACGGAGTTATGCGAATATTGGGGTGTGACATGCGATGACTTTGATTTGTATCTTGATAGTGCAGATAAAGCGTTCGATATATCCTACCAACAACCGCTGACGCTTGAGGAACTACAGAAGATGGATGGTGAGCCAGTTTATGTTATTTGGGATAGCGATATAGAACCCTATATCGGAAGTTGCTGGATGCTTGTGGGCGTGCCCGAAGAAAGGCTTAATACAGATTGCGAATGGGTGGATTTTGCTGACTTGGACGAGACTTGTAAGGCATACCGCCAAAAACCAACGGAGGGCGAAAATGACTAAACCAAAAATATGTCCTGTTTGCAATAAGGGGAAATATAAATATGGAAGTGGATTATATGATTACTATTCATGTGGTCATGCTTACGAGAAGCCATTAAATAATAATGATAAAGGGAAATTTGTATGTTTCCAAAGTCCATATGAATGGAGGGTTGAAAATGGAATGGATAAAATGTAGTGAGCGGATGCCAGAAGAGAACAGCAACGTGATATTTTATGAGAACGATTTTAGCTGTATATATATTGGCTCATATGAAAACATTTACGGTTATAAGTGGATTGTAAATTGCATGGAAATTGAGCAAAAAGTTACCCACTGGATGCCGTTGCCTGAAAAGCCGAAGGGAGAACATAAATGAACATAAAGCATAAATTAGGTTTCTGTACAGCTAAAGGCTGTTGGCATAAATCTCAATGGGTATGCGGCGTTCTGATGGGTTATGGCATACCGTATACAAAGGAATACCTTTGTGAAAAACATGCAAAAGAGTGGCGGGAAATAATTCCCGACCCACCGAAAACAGACCAAGTGCAATAATTGATTACTTTGAAAAGGAGACAGAACGAACAATACTCAAATGATTCAAGATGTAGCTTCAGTTATAATTACAATAGTCGTTCTGATAACAGCTATAAAAACTACATCGAAGGACTTTGTGTCTTATTTTTTATATATGCTTGCCTCGTTATTTATTTTTTATCTTATTATTTTTTTTATTTTTTAAGTATGGTATCATGTGATGAATTTATAGCGAAGAAACGGAGAAACAACAGTGAAATACATAAAATTTACTATGTCAATGGGGTTAATAGGAGCGGATAAGGAAGATATATTTCCTTTCGATGATGATTCCACAGGAGATGAAATTCAAAGCGATTATGAAACTTGGGTATGGGAGTGCATTAGTGGCGGTTGGCAAGAAGTGGAGGAACAGCAATGACAAACTTTGAGAAACATGGGGATAAATCGGTGCCAGAGTATTGCAAGCAGCATTGTGCGGTAAATGAGATAGGAACTTTTTTGCTAGAGCATTACCATAAGTGGGGAAACTCCACCGCAACACCCACCCTAACACCAGAAGAACGTAAAATAGCAGAAACCTTGCAGGTTTTAGGGTTTGAGTGGTTGGCGAGGGATAAAGACCGAAGGTTATTTGCATACAAAGAAAAACCGTACAAAAAAACAAACAGCTGGTTGTGCGTAGGAGACATTCTCGCCAAGAGCGTTTATGTGCCTAAACAAAATACAGGCCTTTTCCCCTCCATCCAATGGACAGACACAGAACCCACTAAAATATCGGATTTGTTGGAGGTGGAAATATGACCCTCTACATACCGCCGTTTGTGTTGGGTGTAACCGAATAATAACAGATTTTTTGAGCATAATCATAACAACATTAAATAACAATAGGAGTGATATTCATGGTATTGGCAAGGTATATGGATGGTAAAGAACTTACCGTAGAAGAAATGAAAAATCATAATCTTATGAACAATCCAAGAATCAGAGAAATCATGGAAAATGTTGTTGAACGTGCAAGCAACATTAACAATCAAACATTTTCAAACTCGAATGCCCACGAAGAGAGTTTGCTATAATTTATGATTTATTATCTGCAAATTCAATTAAGAGAGGAGGCCGAATATGAATACACAAAAAGCCGGATGCTATCTTCGTGTTTCTACTGGGATACAATTTGAAGAGGGATATTCAATTGATGCACAAAGGAATATGCTACAAGCATATTGTGAATCTAAAGGCATTAAAAAATATGAATTCTATATTGATGGTGGATTCACAGGTTCTAATATTGAGCGTCCTGAAATGAAACGATTGATAGAAGATGTTAAAAAAAGCAAAATAAGCCATGTTATCACGCACAAACTTGATAGGCTTTCAAGAAGCCAAAAAGACACGTTGTTTTTGATTGAAGATGTTTTCAACAGCAATGGTGTTGATTTCATTTCACTGAATGAAAACCTTGATACTTCTACACCAATAGGCCGTGCAATGCTTGGCATTATGTCCGCTTTTGCACAGCTTGAACGAGAGCAGATTTTTGAACGTACTCGCATGGGAATGAAAGAACGTGTAAAAAGCGGCCTCTGGATGGGCGGGGGGAGAGTGCCATATGGTTATGATTATGACCGTAATTTAGGCATTCTTGTTCCCAATAAAGATGCAGATAATGTTAGGAAAATGTATGAGTTGTATTTGCAAGGCTATTCTACTGACAAAATAGGCAATATGTTTGGCAAAAAGCATGACAGAATTGTCATCCAGATTTTAAAGCGAAAAACAAATTTAGGAATCATTTCATATAATGGTGAAGAGTATCAAGGAAAACATGAAGCAATTATAGATGTTGAAACATACGAAAAAGCTATGGATGAAATGGCTAAACGCTCTGTAAAAAACATAAATACCGGGCATTTTCTTTTAACAGGTCGTGTTTATTGTGAGAAATGCGGAGCTAAAATGCGCTATATTAATTGGGGCAAAAATAGATACAAATTCATGTGTTATTCTCAGCAAACCAGCAAAGAGTATTTAAGACGTGATGTGAATTGCGATAACCCAAGACCGTGGGCAGATGATATTGAAAATGCTGTGATAAAAGATTTGTTGCAATTCGCCACAGAAAAAATCACTTTGTCAAAATCATCTTCCCCAGCATTGAGCGTTTTAGATGTTTTTCAAGAACAATATAATAATGTTTCACAACAAATAAAAAGGTTGTATAGTGTTTACGCTAATGATGAAAACGATTTGTTGCTAGAAACAATTGAAGAAAAGAAAAAAGAATTATCGGATATAAAAGTGCAAATGAAAAAAGAAGAAGAGCGAAGTACGATAACCATTCAGCGCAAAGAAGCATTGGCAAAAATAGAGGGGTTGGCTGAATCATGGGAATTTATGTCGTTGAAAGAAAAGCAGGATATTGTCAAAATATGTATAGAAAAAGTTGAGGTTTTGAACGGAGATGTGAAGATACATTACAACAATTTTTAAGTTTCTCGACAAGGTATATCCATCGGCATGATAATAGGTTGTCGAGAAAGAATGGATATCCATTAGATAATGTGATATCTAAAGCAAAAAAAGAGTGAGGATTAATTCCCCACTCCTTCAATTATTATCCGATATTATGATTTGCAAAAAGACTGTTATCCCAAATTAAAATTCACCGGTTCACCCTCTATATGCTCATGCTCGAAATAATGATGAATCCATCTTGATTTTACACTTATGTCATGCGGTTGCCATCCCGCAAAGTCAAAACTGTCATAAGCTAATCTGATACGCATTTTTTCATTCTGAACATTAGTAGCTAAACAGCAAAGCTTGTCGTAGATTTCCATGTCTATTTTACGACTTTTATGTATAGCGTGAGTTAGGCACTCTGCCAATTCATGCTGCATATCCATCCATACTTTAAAATGCGCTTTAAACTCGTTTATATTGTGCATATCAAACATTTCAGCTTTTGAAACTAATTGCATATCAATCTTGGGCATGTATTCTAGTTTATCGCCTATAATCTTTTCAAGGTGTTCAAGCTCGCAAAAATTATGCTTAGCACAGAGGTCATGCCACCTGCCAAGTCCTCTAATTGCAATTCGCCTTGAAGCATTGGCCGCCCGCATATTCCAGTGTGCTGATGCTGACAGATATGTACAAATATCATCCAAATGTTCACAAAGGTGCTTTTTAATTTCTTCATGAGACATTTCTTGTGTAGGGGTTGTATATGGCATTGTTTAACCCTCCGTTGTTGGTATCATATTGTTTGCAGGGTCATATCCTCTTGTGCAGCGTGGTGTATCAAGGTTGATAAAATGCTTAACACCGCCGGATGTTCCCGCTGTGTTTGCGGGCGCATTATTGCCGTATCTAAGACGATAACAGCGGCCTAAATGCAAGCGGTCTGCGTAGAAAATATTTCCCGCCGAACACATAAGCACATAAGCATCACCAGAAATACCATTTTTAATCTTAACAACCTCTGAACCTGTAATAAGGTCATGGAATTTCACCAATTCGGGCGGTGTCAGCTCGAAAAGCAAACTATAATGTTTGCCATTGCGAAGAAACACCTCTGGGATGGTTATAACTACGGACGAACCGCTTGTAACGGTTATATCAATCGGGTGAATAGGTCTTAATTGCATGATGGATTCCCCCTATTTAAATTCTGTTGTGGTTTCTGTTGGCTTATCTGGAGCTTTTGAAGCTTTTGGCAATATTGCGTTGACGGAATTAACAGCATATTTGCCGATACCGTCAAGGGATTTAAGGACTGTTGCACGTTTCTGCGGGTTTTCTATTAGGATTCCAAGACCGACAAGTATGCCGGATTGTATCATATTGAACATTTTTATCACCTACTATAAAAAAGGAGCAATGCAACAACATCGCTCCTTGTGACGCTTTTACGTTGAGCGTTAAACGAATTAATTATTATGTGAGATTAGCAGAAGTCTCTGCGGTCACCACAGCCGGGAACAGGCTGCAAACACTGTAGTGCCGCCTGTGCATATACCTGAGGTGCGTTAGCTTTCTTGTAAAGCTCCTGCATGATTCCTGCATTGCCGGCCGCAATATACTTTTCAGTTTCAAGCTGATTGATTTTCAGCTTTGCATCGTAAAGCTTTTCAGCCTGACCTTTTTCATAAAGGTTGTTCTGGTTTGCAATAATATCAGAATTTCCTTTAAGAATCTCTTTTTCTATCTCGCAACTAGAGGGGCCTCTACCTCGCACATCGTCAAGGATTGCATGGTTGTAGCCACCGTCATGTCCGCCACCGAACAAACCACCGCCACGACTAAAGATTGCAAAAAAGAGCAATAGCAGAATTACAAGTCCGACACCTCCGCCGCCAAGGCCTCCGAGACCAAGACCGCCGCCTACAATGTCATTTTCTACGGAATATGTTGCCATGTTTTTTTATCTCCTTTACTTAAAAATTATATCAACGCTAATGCGTTTCTACCTGATTTTTGAAAGGCGGTCTTGAAAGGAGCTTGCAGGATTCGCCGCTTGAATTGGTACACTTGGCGGATTGCCTATATTTTGCATGACCGTATTTTTAAGTGTTTGCGGGTTAATGCCAAAACGGTTAAACATAGCTTTTACCCGTGGCGCATTACTTGCAAAATTTACGGCACTGTCAATAAAACGCTCGCCGCCATACTCCGATATAAGCTTTTGCAAACCCTCTTTAGTCTGCGGGTACTGTTTCATTTTTTCGCTTGCCTGATTTGCCAGTTCGGGGGAAAACAACCTCGCTGCCTGTAGTGCTATTTTCGTCAAGTCCATTCTGTTCACCCTCCAATTTGCTTATTTTTTCGCTCAACTGTTTAGTAATCCTTAATAGTTCATTGTTCATTTCCTGCTGTTGGGTTATTTGTTCTTGCAGCAGCTCTTCGGTAGATTTAGGCGGTACTATGTCTCCCAACTCAACAAGCCTGTTATAATGCTTTTCTGCCGTTTCTATGGCTTGCTGACAAGTGTTTTCGAGTTGAGTTACATAGTCCATTGTTTTGCCGATAAGCGTTTGCTGTTCGCCGTTAAGCTCTAAAATGTCCTGATTGCTGATTACCCTTGTTGGGTAAGGCTTATAGCTGTTCTGCGACATGTTATATGGGTGATTTTGTTCAAACATATTACTATCCCCTAAAAGTGTTTGTATACTTATAGTATAAAGAAAAAACAGGCTACAGGTAACGCAATTAAGCGCCAATCTGTAGCCTTTAAAGTATCATTTTGGTATCAATTTATTTTTTTAATTTAGTGCGTATGCTTTTCAATACACGGGTAATGGTCGAGCGTGAATAATCAAGTTCTGCTGCTATATCTTCAACGCGCCAACCACGACGATAAAAAAAGTCAAATACCATTCGCTCACGGTCATTGAGCCAATAGTTTGCTTGCATAGTTTCTAAATCTTCTATGCTGAATTTGAATTTGCTTATCTCTCTACCTCACAATTCAAAAAATTGTTTAATTCTTTCCTGTTTCAGTTACTTTCCAATAAGAAATTCATCAATATTTTTTATAAGTGCGTTCATTTGTGAAGTGTGATTTCCTGTTGCCAGATGGTCTAATACACCCTTTACACTGCGCAAAAGAAGCCTGTCAAGTTCTTCCGTGCGTTCAAGACTGCGTTCAAGATGTGTTATTCTGCGGTTATCGTTATCAAGCTTTGCATCTACACCTTTTTGCCATTTCTTTTGTGCTTCTCCCGGACTTGTTGCCTTTATGCTTCTAAAGGTAAGTATCAAACCGCAAATTGTAGAAACAAAGCCGGTGGCAGAAATTATTATTGTAATTACTATTGGCATTTAACTACCACCTTACTGATTAGTTTTTATTACTTTTTCATAGGATAACCACGAAGCAAGCCAACACAATACACCCTGAGTAGCGCCTACAAAGACGGCCATTGCAAGCGTTTCTGTTTCCGTAGCATAAACGTATAGACCTGACAGCAAAACGCTGCACAGGCAAAGAATAGGCGGTATCCATTGATTATTAATTGGTGTGCTTTTTAGCATTAATCCAAGTCCCCAACAGACAGGAATAAGAATCAGAAGTTCAGGGCGGATATAATCTTGAATGTTCATATTTAATCCCTCACGATTTCTATGACTTTGTAAAATTCTTTGTTTAGGTCGCTCGATTGTGCATTAAGCTGACTTGCGTACTTTTCGGCCTGCTCTTTGGATGATAAAGCAACTACTTGTTTTACTACACCGTAAAGGGTTTTGCTTGGTGCAGGAACAGGGAATACAATTGAATTGCATGTATCGGCTATGTGTTGCATTTTTGACATAAGATACGGTCCCGGGCAAACTGTAGCTGAAAACATACTGTGCCATGTAAGATTCTCGCCAACTACCAAAGGCGGGAAGTCGTATCGAATCATTATGTCTACGGCTAATTTGATGAATGTATCAAGAGATTTGTCCGATATAGGCCATCCTAATTTGTCGCCATCAGCTACACTGCAATTGTTTGCTATTTCTATGGTTATAGCTTCATTATCATTTGCTGCACTGCTGCTAGTCCACGGTCTGTTTTCTTCTGATACATATTGCGCAATGTTTTCGTCCTGTATGCCATAGGTCGCACTTATTTTACTGCTTTCTAAAACTTGTCCTATTCTCTCAACTGTCAGATTTCCCACTGCATGGTGCGGTGTTATTCTGCAAATTTTCTTTCCTGCCCGGCCTGGGGTAAATCCCGCTGTAAGCAGAGCTTTTTTTGTAACTAAATTAGAGCCTACCATAAAACCACCTCCGCCATTCAAAACTAAAAAACTCTTTATATATATCCAAAACTGTATAATCGTATATAACCATATCATCAATTGATTTGCCCTTATGCTTTAGGTATAGGCTATATAAAAACACTATTTTATCTTCTAACCAAATAGCAAACGGCATTAAGAAAAACCATATTAAAGCAAATGCAATACTGACTTGTCCATAGATATTGCCCCATAGTTCGGAATAATCCCATATCGCAAGGCCAAGCCAAACATTAAGTATTAACCCTGCGATTAATTCTATAATCAGCGTGATAATTGTGCCTATAAGTGCCTGAACACGTACATGAAGCTTGTAAAATCGTGGCATCTGATTTATTGCACCCACGGCTATGCAACACAGGCCGCCTACAGCAAGCATTGCAATATGAGCTTTTTCGCCGCCTTTAAATACAAAGCGATACAACGCTTCTAAAACAAAATATTGTTCACCCAGCAAAAACCATAACAGTAACAATTTGCCAAACCGTTCAAGTTTTGTCATGGCTATACACCTAAGAGTTGAGAAAGATTAAGCGCTAATTCAGGCGGCAATTCTGCACCATATTTTATTGCGGACAGCACATCATAATCATTAATACCTTTTATGTATTGCCTTAAATGGTTGCAATAGGTCTGATGATAAAACACATATTCTGTAGCGGCCTGTGCGATTTTGGCAAAGTCATTAGCCGACCAAAACTTACAAATCTCACCGTCTGCATGGTAAGGCACACCAACTGCCGGGTTAATTGTAGAGGGTTCGCCTTTTAACGCTGACTGTAGCTGCGAAAACATTGTTGATATATTTATCTGGTCTACTTCTGTAAGTCCGAACTTTTTAGTACCCTCGGAAGTCTCAACGGTCACGCCGTCATATATTGCCTGTTGTGCAGCAGAATTTACAACCTGTAATGTAGCATCACGAAGCTGTTCAAGGTCTTCCGGGGTGATAACCCTTTTGCCTGTCTCTTTCCAATCTACACCATCCCAATGTGGGGTAATCATTCCTGTAGGCGGTGGTGCATCTAGCAGAGTTTCGCCGTCTTTCATGGTGTAGTAGTGTATTTTGTCGTTGCTATCTGACAAAACATAAGTCACATAGTATTTTTGCTTATCAATAACGCAGTAATATTTAAAATTTGTATTTGCTTCCATTTGTTTTTTTGTCCTTTCTTGGAGTGTTTTTGGGGTCTAAGTTTTGTGGGATTAATCTTTTTTCTTATTTTGTCATAGTTCTGTCATAGGTCATCTAATTCTTTAATAGTTGCTTTGTAATCAAGAAAAATAAACACCCATGAAAGTAAAAATATAATGATACTTTTACATAAAAATAACTGTTCTATCCTCAATCCAAGAAAAGAACACAGAAAAGAGCTGAATGGAGCAAGAACAATTGTAAGAAAAACTACACATATAGGAAACCATATCGCTTTCATATTTATTTTCTCCTTATGGATAAATTTGAGTTTTTTTCTGCTATAATGGATTTGTTGTTTATTTTTTTGAGGGGGTTATTATGGACACTCAATGTACAGAGCAACAAATGACTGAAATATTTGAAAAGTTGAGTTCGTTGGAAAACTTATATGAGTTGGTTAATTCCACTTTTCAATTTCATGTCACAACCGTATGGGGCATAACATTGGGCGTTTTTGCTATCATAGGGGCGGCTTTGTTTTTTATAGCTAAGAGTATGATTGAATCAGGGACTAAAAAAGGATTAACCAAAATCGACAATAGAATTCGTGAACTTGACACCAAAAGCAGAGAGCTTCAATCCAGCATAAATTCTCGTATAGTTGGTTTCACCGAAACCAGCAACCAACGCCAAACCGAATATGAAAGGGGTTTAGAAGAAAGAATGACTGAACATGAAAAGACGGTTTCCCAACAAATCAGTGCGCTTGAAGAAAAATTGAATACGCTTATTGAGAAATTTGATAATCAAACACTGGGAAGTTTCAGGCTTCCTCTGGTTAAAGACTGCGAATATGTAGAATCTGCCGAGTATTGGAAGAATAGCGCCCGTGAAGTAACAATTTCCTTTTGCATAAAACGTGCAGACAATGGAGCGTTTCCGTTTGGCCGTAATATTATAGGCATTATGCCAGAAGGATTTAGGCCGATTTTATATACCGCCACAACATTAGGGTATTCTATGGATGAAGCGGCGACTTCGGCTTGCAAAATATCAGTTAATAACAGAGGCGAAATTATTGTTTGGGTTTCAAGCCAAGCTGATACACTGGGAGGAACTATCGCCTATTTAGCAGAATAATTTACTAGCCGTCCTTATGGATGGCTTTTTATTTGCCCTGAACTTATACGCAATTGGACAATAAGGTGACAAAAGCCGACCTACAAGGCAAAGTGAGCATAGACGACACTGGTTGGCTAGAACCCACTTATGCAGCAGGAATATCGGGGTTTGTTCGTATAAGACGAAAAGAAGGTGTTGTAACGATATTTGGGTATGTGGATGGTGCAAATATATCTAATGGCAGTTTATTATTTATTTTACCTGCTGGATTTAATGCTCCACAGACATATTTCAGATTTCCAGCACAATTGCAGCAAGGCGGTATGTGCCAAATGGAAATTAGCAATTTGCAATATGGTGTCCGTACAGGATATATTGCAGGACAAGCTATTTATATCAATTTATCATTTTTGGCCAGCTGATAAATTGACTATATCTCTATTACATACCAACCTGAAAAATTTATAGCAGTATTTGTCTGTATTACATTTGTGGTAATATTATTGCTTACACTGCCAACAGATGATGTATCAAACAAAATTCTTGGAGTTCCAGATACATTGAGAAATCTACTTCCTACTTGCGAAACCCCACTTGGCATAAAATATGATAAATTGTGAACAACTACGCTCCCCATGGCGCTTCTATCGGCTATTATAGACCCCGGGAGACCTATTATGGTCGCATATCCCGTTCCGGCGGTAGAAACTCCGCTTATTCGCAAGAAACCTGCAAAATAAACAATATTGCCCATTTGCAAACAATACCCATGTTGATTTTGATATGTATACATACCCGGTGTTGTATATCCTGCAATTGTAGGTGTCCACGAGTGAACATTGTTTATACTCGCCTTATTGTCCAATTGCGCACCTATATCGGCGAATTGGGCGGCAGTATTGTTGTGTAATGCGGAAAAAGCTTTGTTAGGTGTTGGGTCTCCTGTGATGTTGCCTATTTCCTCTGCTGTTTCGTCTGTTAATAAGGTGGCTTGATTAAGAGGTGTCCAATCTGCGGCTGCACCATCAGCCATTGCCATTATTGCATGTCTTACGCTTTGGTCGTCCTCAAAAGTCAACTGCACTCTTCCGGCTAACCCGGGTGCGGGTACACGGTCTTTCATATAATCGTCTCCTTAATTTGAAATTGGATAAAAATTATCTCCGCTCCATGCAATGCCGCTTGGCAAATGGATTTGGGATGATTCTTTTGTAGGGTCTACATCTGCTAATATGTAAAAATTATCTCCACTCCAAGCATTGCCACATTGCAAAAAGATAGCTCTTATTTGTTCAACAAAATCAATTGCATCAAGCAATATTTGTTCAATGTCGTTTGCAAGTTCATAAGTAAGATAATCCATACTTGTTGGAGTTGATGGCATATAGGTTACAATTGTAGCTACAGAATTTCTGATAGTTCCTATATCGTTAAGATAATTCTGCATTTGTGCAGGAGTAGGTATATCTGATATAGTCCAATTAGTTTTAGGATTTACTGATACAGGTACATATAATTCTGTGATAATATTTCCGATTTCTCTGATTGCTATTCCGACACGGTTTAAATCAGTTGCATTATAAGAACCTTTTGTGCCTGTTCGCCATTCTTGCCATTGTTCTAATGTAGCCGTACGATTTATAATCATTTGCCGCAAATCAGACCAATATATGACATCGTCTTGGGTTCTGTCATTAATAAGAACTATCGCCAAATTGCTAACCTCCTTGCCTGTTTTTTAGAAAACTTCTCTGCCCTCATAGTTTCCCCTGAACATACCGCCAGAATATGTGTATCTGATAGAGCTGATGACTACAACCTTATCAGCATATTTGTTGTTGATAAGTACAGTGTCAAGCGGGTCAAGTCTTGGGTCTGCTCGATATTCACCGAGATATTTGTTTCGCTTTATTAACCATCCTAATATTTCGTGTCCGACTTTATAGGCATGGTTTGAAGTGGTTATAAATGGGTTGTATACTTCCTGAATAAAGCCATTCTCACTATTTGGTATAGAGGAAAGTCCACGATTTACATTGAGCCTGCGTAATTCCCTTGTGACATTAATGGTGCTTTCAGGCATTCCATTTGCGGGACTTATAACATAGTCAGGTGCGAATGAAAGGTGTTCTATCCTTGCACGATGATTAGGAAGCGACCATTCAACAATTTCAACAACAATTTCGTCAAATTCGGTTGCTGAAATATATATTGCATTTGTTAGTTCTGTGTTGCCGGATATAAGATTAGATTCTATAAGTTCATCATCCAAAAACACATTGACATTAAAGTCTCGTGCTATTTCGTTGTATGTGTTACTCCAAGCTATTATTACGGCAGGGGAATACCGTTGATTGCCGTCAAATTTTATTGCTATTTCTGGCGGGTTTGCGAATATTGCTTTTTCGTTAGAAAGAGCGTTACTAACAAACGAAAACAAAGAATTGTCTGATACAATTTCAAACTGTCCATTAAGCGGCCATGCTCCTAATTCATTGACAGCAACAGACGAAAAAGCAAACGAATTATCTAGTCTCGTAAGGTCGGAAAATGGAGCACCGCTATTTGAAGTGATTTCAGAATCAATGCCAAGAGATATAGGCTCAATTTTAACTGTCCCATACCTATCTTGCGTAAGTCCGCAACTTGCGGCATGTGCGCATAATTGCAAAATTTCAGATATGGAAGCCTCGAACGGCTCTTCTGTTACAACGCTATAGCCTTTGAGAATATCGCTTACCAACCAACGTATTTTTTTGTTGGACAACGGCGGTAAATTCGCCTGCGTTAATGCTGATATAGCAATGTCGTATAGTGTTCCGTTCAATGTGCCAACATAGGTGTCTTGCATAAGGTCAAATGAATTTCTTGCGGTGAATGTTGCGGTGAAACTATTTTGTGGTGTGTCCCACTCTGAAAGATAGAAAACTCCTGCGGGAATCCACTCAATACTGCCATTGATTTCATAACCGTATCTTGCAGTTATTTCTTGCTGTTCCAAGAGGTATTTATACATTCCTTGCGGGTTTGCAGGGTTCCAGTTCTGGTCTGTGTTGTCTATGGTGAATATTAGAGTATTGTCAGGAATATATGAGCCAAGAGGGTCAGCGCTGTTGCTGTGGTCGATTTGGAATATGTTTGATTTATTGAATAAAGCATAAAACCCAACCGTCAAATCTTCTAGTCTTGCACGGCGATAGGGGAGACACCATTCCTGAATCAATATGTCAATTCGATTGTAATTGTGAACATCAAAGTTAACTTGGCTTGATATTTCAGTATTATTAGAAATAGTTGTTGAGTTTACTACTTCACCGTCAAGATAGGCAACCAAACTAAATGTTCGGGGCATTTCACCAAATGTGTCGCTCCATGTGAGAGTAAGGCCGGGTATAGGCTGTAAAAGTACACGCTCAAACAAAAGTGTGATTGTCACAGGAGCAGGGAATATACCGCTTTCATCACTTACAGACTTACTGACAAAGCCTGTGTTACCATAGGGTGCAGATAATATTTTACTGTCCCCATTTAAAGGCCATATCCCACGTTCTAAAGTAGAGAATTTTGTAAAGCTCTTGTCAGTGCCGTCTAAAACTTCGGGCAGATTAGAAAAAAACTCTTGGTTAGCACTGCTTGGGGAAAATCGACTAATCATAGCAGGGTCTGTAATAGCGTATACAATTTCAACATAAGACGGTGGCAGAAAGTTTTCTCTGTGTGCCATTTTCCATGCTGTAGATGTAATTTGCATTACAAACCCTCCTTAGTCAAGATTCTATCAATGCGAGCCTTGCGCCCACCCAACCTCTAGGCAAGCCTGTACGGTGGTCGCAAAATGGAATAGAAGCATTTCGGTCAGATACATACATTTTTCTTGTTGTCCATGATGAGGTTGCTTGATTAAAGAAACGCACATTGTTTTCAAATGAACTTGTGAATAGGCGAAGAATCCCTGCCCATTCTTCATTTGTTAGAAAATTCCATGTTAATTCAACTTTTGCAACATCATCCCGAATTACAGCTCCAATCATCCTGCCTTCTGCGTTTCTAGCAAAATCAACCAGAGTTGCAGTATTTGGAGCATATGTACTGGAATGAGGCAATGCAGTTCCATTTACATAAACGAGTGGATTTATTTCCATGCCTTACCTCCTAGTAGTTCAGCGAGAACATATCGCCATCGGGGTAGATTTCAAAACCTCTTTGTCTGCGACCACGGTCAGCAGCTACAGCAATATCTTTATCGCCAATTTGCACAGACATATCTTTACTGGCAATGACTTGAAGCAAACTTACAGCTGTAGCTAATATTTGATTCTGGCTCATATTTGCTTGTGCCACACCGTTTGCGATACCTGCCACAATCTGGTCGCTGTTGGCAACTGCCGTATGTCCACCAATATTGCCTACAAGTTCGGGTCCTGCTTCATTCGCTATAAACAGTTGTCCGACTGTGGGAAAACCGCCTGCGGCAAATGTACCAACACTTCCACGTGATGTTGAAGTGCTAGAAGATGAGGTTACACTATTGCTTGCGCTGCTTGCAGAACTGCCTATACTGCCTATTTTTTCAAGCAAATCGCCTATCCAACCAAATAAGGTATCAAATATCTTTTTCACAGCATCTTTCATGCCACCAAACACTTTTTCTATCGGGTCGGTAACATATTTTTTAAACCAAGCCTCTGCACCTTTCCAAGCAGATTCGGCACCTGCCCAAGCATCTTTGAAGATTTTCTCTACGGCAGTTAATAAAGGGTCGAAAGCCGTTTTGACAGGATTAATGACTTTATCAGTAAACCAACCTGAAACAGCGTTCCATATGCCTTTAATATTAGTCCAAGCTGTATCAAAAAATCCTTTGATTGCATTCAAGGCTGTATCAAAAGCAGTTCTGATAGGAGTTATAACAGTGGAATTGTACCAACCTGAAACTGCGTTCCATACAGTCTTTATGTTCGACCAAGCCTTGCTGAAAAAATCATATATGGCTTTTAGAGCTGTATCAAAGGCACTCCTTACAGGATTGATAATAGTTGAATCGAACCAACCTTTTACAACATTCCATACGGTTTTGATGTTAGACCAAGCTTTATTAAAAAAGTCGTATATAGCTTTCAAAGCTGTATCAAAGGCGGATTTTACAGGAATGATAATATTGGAATTAAACCAACCTGAAACTGCGTTCCATACCCCTTTGATGTTTGTCCAAGTGGATTCAAACAGGCCTTTTATACCGTTTAAATCTCTTTCAAACTTATCTTTTATTGGTTGGATGACTTTGGAATTAAACCACTCACTTGCGGTGCTCCATACACTTTGAATCCATTCCCAAGCGGCAACACCATGTTCTTTAACAGTATCCCAATTTTTTACAAGCAATACCACAATTGCGATAAGTGCTGCAATGCCTGCAACGATAAGGCCTATAGGGTTTAGAGACATGGCAAGATTAAGAGCATATTGTGCAACTGTAGCCAGTCCTTGGGCAACCGACAATCCCGAAAAAGCGGTCGATAATGTTTGAATAATACCAGCAATAGCAACAGTGGCTTTATAAGCAACAAATGCGGCAGTCAACGGGGTAATTATTGCAAGCAATGTGTCCATGTTTTCAGACAGTGAAGTAAGTCCGGCACTTACCCCATCAATAACACTTACTATTATTCCACCTGTCCATTCGCTTAATGGTTTCAAAAAACTTTCCCAAATCCAAGTTGCAGCAGGCTTTATTTTTTCCAATACAGTATTGAACAATTCAAATGCGCTTGTAAGAAGTCCAAATCCGGCAGGAACTACCATTTCTGCTATCCACTTACCGAATGGCAACAATACATTCTCCCAAGCCCATGCAAGGCCATCAAGAATAACATCGACTACTGGTTGTATTGCTTCAAGCAGATTTCTAAATCCTGCCATAGCTGGTGCAAGGTCAAGTTCTTTTGCCCAATCTGCAGTGGCTTTAGTCATCTTGTTGATAGTTTCAAGTACTTTATCAGCCATACCAAGAATTGAACTCCAAATAGCAGCACCGTTGCCAAATTCTATCCAAGCATCACTAATACTAGATGCGAAGTTGCCTACAATATCGTTGATATTGGCAAATATGTTTAGAATGTTTTCTGCGATAGATGCACCAGTACCATCATTCCAAGCATAACGGAAAGAGACTCCGATTAAATTAAGTAAATCGAATATATTTGTTAAAGCCACAATGAAACTATTAACCAAATCAAGTCCTGCGTTATCCCATGCGGTGCTAAAAGCCTTTGCAATATCGCCGACTATAAATAAAAGTGTACCGCCTAGTGTGATAAGTGATTCAAACATTTTTTGCCCTAATCCATCTACTTCATTAAAGACATCAGCAATAGTGTTGAATATCTTTATAAGAAGTCCTGCAATTTGCTCATTAGCATACAAAAATCCAGCCATAAAGTAATCGCCTGCATTCGCCCAAGCTCTCGCCCATGCTCCTTTGATAGCATCAAGCATGTCGAAAAAAGCACCTTTTACAGGCTTCCAAATGTCGCCCAATTTTTTGCCAAAATCTAATATTGCAGGGTCAATATCAGCCTCTTCGAACATATCTCCGAAATTTGGGGTATTTGCTCCACCACCTGATTCGTTTGGAGAAATGACGTTCAATTCATCAAATCCTGCGACTGCGTTTTTTAATTCTTTTGCAGCATCGGTAGCACCGCCAAGAGAATCGGCATAATCAACTGCAACTTCCTTAGCTCTTGTAAAGGTAGACTTACCGCCAATTGCAGAAAAGAATTGGTTAAGCGCATTCGCCGCTTTAACAATAATATTCACAAGATTGACGAATAGAGGGATAAGCGCCTGAATAGCAGGCATAAGCATAGCAGCAATAGAATTTTTGAAATACAATGAAGCTGTAGACATTTGCGACATAGAAGCGTTAAAATCATTGCTATATTTTGCAAGATTTTGTATGCCATCTTTTACAGAATTTAGGGCATTCGTAATAATTCCGCTTGCAAAACGATATAATATGATTCGTTTGAGAGCGAAACTGAATTTTTCAAATACATTAGTTGCTTTTTGTGTTTGAGGTATAAGTCCTTTTAACTTTGTAAATAACTGTCCAATAAAGCCCGCGGCTTTTTTTGCACCGGCCGCAATAGTAGACATAGCTTTTGTTGCAGTGTTGCCAAACCCTGTCCATTTAGATGTTTCTTCGGCAGGAATTAAATCCATGAATTTACTGCGTGTCAAATTAGCTTGGTTTTCTGCTAAACGAAGTTTTTCATTAAGAAAGTCTATTTTTAATGCAGCTTTATCAAACGTTTCAGTAGGAATCCCAGTATTGTTGCGCATAGAATCAAGAGAAAAGCCTAATCGTTCTATTTCAGAAGTTAATTTTTGTACAGATAAATATTGACTGTCAAATGTCGCTAGTGTGGATTTTGCCTTATTAGACAGACCATCCATACTTCTAATAGATTCATCAATGGGCGGTACCATTTCACTAACAATGTCGGCTAATGGTGTGAAACTATTAAAAAGACTGTCTGCCCCTTGTTTTGCATTATCTAATGTTGCTGAAAAAGAATCTAAATCTTGTTTAGCTGCAAGCATAGGCTCACTATAGAAACTTGTTTTTATAGTCTCAGACATTTCCTTTGCTTTGCCGGTAAGAGCATCTACAGCACCACCAGCTTGCTTCATTTGCGATTCAAACATAGAAAACTCTGTGTTTTCAAGTACGTCATAATTGTATTTAATTTCTTGCAGTTTAGCAGTGAATCCCGATATTTCACCACTTTTATAAGTGGTTTTGAAATTAAGGGTTTCAAAATCTTTAACATTTTTTAATGCGTTTTCCAGTTCTTTGTATTTTGCGGTTGCTTCTGAAAGAGAATCGGCACTTACTTTTATTTGAAAGTTAGATGCACCTGAATCTCTGACATTATCAATTGCAGATTTTATATCATCAAGCCAATTGACGGTTTCTTTTGCGCCGTCTGTTTCGGTTCTTATTTTGGGTATATTTTTAAACGATTCCGAAACTTTTTGCGCTGCATCTCCCATTTTCATAAGAGGCTCTATTGCCTTTTCAAACTTACTCATATCTGGTACAGCACCTGAAAGAGACTCTTTCACTTTTCTTATTTGGTTAGCAGCTTTTGTAAGTCCCATAGAACCCTGTGTAATTTCTTTAAGTGCTGTTAGAGCTTTGGTAAGCTTGTCAATGCCAGAAGTGGCGGACGAGGCATCAGCAGTTATTTGTAGGTTGAGTTCTTCAATGGTAATGGCCAATGCCATATCCTCCTTGTCATTAAAAATGATGAGCTATCAATGCCTATAATTTGAGTTCAGAAAACTTCATCCTTGCATCTCCAAGACATGTAACCTCCACAGTCTGTGGAATGATTTCAATTGTTACCACAGGAATACAATTAATACCATGTGTAAGGCTAACCGCTCTTACGCCATGTATCTGTTCTCCGTTGATAAAAACCTTGTTATCTAAACTTGGCGATTGCTGTAGTTCCAATTTGATTTCACATTTACTATTTACATCCGTTATCTTCACTCACTCCTTTTTCGTGAATTTATTGAAGCAGCTAACATCTCAATGCTTCGTTGTTTTTCTTGATACTGACGAGATTCGCGCTGTTTTGAATGCTCCTTTGCCTGCTTTGCAGTAATCGGATACGGCTTATCAAGATATGGATTAGGCTTAGTTCCTTTTTTCGCAAAAGCGTTAAGGACAGGCGAAACATCACACAATGCTTGATATATGTACATTCCTTGTAGCCATAACTCTTGGTTTCGCTTATCGTTGCGCAATTTTTCGGCATTACGATAATGGACTGCGATAAGAGGGTCATCACGCCAAAACTGGTTATAGGTCATGCCGATAGCCATGTGGTAAGCGCAATTCTCGTCAAGCCACTCTAAAAAAGTCTTGGGGGGTGGTGTGGCTAGAAGCTCGCCTCCCATGTTGCGTTTCCCTCGGTTGTTTCAGGCTCATCAATCAGAGAATTTACGGCATCGCCATACATTTCAGAAAGTTTGTCAATAAGAGCACGTTTGTTGACAAGCTTTTCGAGTATTTTGTTTGCAACTTCTCGTTTGAGATAAGGCTGTTTTTCAAGGAATGCACCATAGAACAATAGGGGCAAGGTAGTCATAGGCTTATCGCCCAAATTCTCAATTTTAAATGAAAACTGCTGTTCCAATTTTGCAACAGAGTTTCTTGTAAAGACCAATGTATAGTCGCGTCCATCGTCTGTAAGTATTATTTCTTTCATAAAGAGCCTCCTGTTTTTTATGCTGTGAAGTGTTCCATATCGCTAGATACAGAAACATTGATGACAAACTGTATTGCTTCGTCTACACCTTTGCCGGGTACACTCAAACGATACCTACCCTGCCATGTGAAACCTGAACCATCCTGAAAGGTAAGAGAGAAGTAAAGGTCTTTATCTTCCTCTGCTTGGCAAAGTGCGTAATCTTCCGATGTATAGTTTACGGTAAACGTAATATTGTCACCGCTAAGAGTGCCGGGTATCTGCGTCTGTCTCTGATTGCTAAGGTTAGTAGTATCAATCATGTTTGGGTCGCCCGAAAGGTCGCCAAAGTCAACAATGTCAATAACCTTTGTAACACCTACAGCAGTAGTTCCCCACTTCAAAATGGTGTTATAACTGGATATAGGAAGTGCCATAATTTTGTTTCCTCCTTAATTTCTGTAAATTCGATTATCTTTTGAAACAACCGCTGTATAGCGAGCTGTCATTCTGTGTATTTTTGTATCTGCATTATCAATGGGTTCTAAGAAAACTCTTACAAAGTTGTAACCAATCATAATGTCATCTACCAGTTTGGCTATTGCCTTGCATTGTGATTTTTTGCCTGTAGCAAGGTTAGAGTAATAATCATTTTGATAAAGCACAGATGCGTGGTTTTCAACGTGTGAACCATCAAGAGTGCGCAGATAAGATGTGTTTGACCTTTCCACGATAGACACACACGGGAATTGTGGGGGAGCGTTTACAACTTCACCAGTCACAAATATGTCGGGAAATTCAGCACGAAGCGCAGTGGCAATTTCTGTGTATAGAATTGATTCAATGTCTATCAAGAAAACACTTCCTTTGCTATTTGCGAAATCTTTTGGCTTACTGCTAACATGGCATTAAACATAGGCATTTGCGTTCTAGTACCATGCGTAAGCTTTAATTCGCCATTGTCGTAATATCCCCAGACATTTCTTTGGCCGTAGCCTTTGCCATAGTCGCCTATAGTCATACCCAACTCTGCACCTTTCGGGTGCGGAGAAACCCCGGCAGGGGCATTGAAATATACACCGCTGCCAAATTCACACCAGATAGCATCTTCACCACTGGCAATCACAAGGGTTATATTTCCTTTTTCTCGCAAAGAGACAGTTGCCTCGGGAATCCTCCCACCGCTGTTTAATAAATCTTCCATAACAGCAGAGTTGAATCCGTTTTGCGCTTCTGACATCAATTCTTCGGCAACTCGCTCACGCAATTCTAGTGCCTTTGAAATAATCCGCTTTTTATAAGCCTTAATTTCTTTTATTGCACGATTGAGTTCTTTGGGGTCGAGCGTGGTTTTTATGATTTTTTTGTTCATATGCTTACATTTACCTTTTTTATGGCAATCACAAGTTCGTTAAGGCTTTTTGCGATACGAACAACAACGTAATCATGGGGTTTGTCGGTATCAAGGTTGTCAATCCACAAAACGCTGCTTTCGTCAATAGGAACATCGGTACACTTGGGGATTATTACCTTGTCATAGTCGATAGCATTGCCAAACACGGCACTTTCCGATTCGCCTTTTGCCGGTGAAATATTTGCTTTGCAATCGACAGGCTCGCTGTAAATGGTGTCGAACTCGCCGGACTGGTTGCCATAGTCATCTGCTATTGGTTTTTTTTTGACAAATAGGGCATAGTATAGATTTTGTTGATTTCGCTTTTGCCGTCTCATGTTAAGCACCCGCAATTCTAACATTAGGAACTACTTGGCGTATCAGAAAATTAGACAAGCCATCAGCAGAATAAGAACGGTTAATGCCGTTTTCTGTGTGTCCGCTTTGACCTTCTATCCCGATTTTGTTGTACAATTCTACCGCTGCCGATATAATCCAACCATTCCAGCGAGAATCTATAATCGGCTTTTCTTCATCATCAACAGGGCAGGAAGATACAGGGTATTTGAGAGACAGGAATATTTCAGTTGCGCTTATCAACAATTCGTCCAATAATGCGTTTTCGTCATCTTCGGTTATTTCTAAACGTACTTTGAGCCTGTCAAGCAAATCCATCCTGTATGCTCCTCCTTGATTGATTGTTTTACTGTTGGGCTGCGTGGCTACGGTCAAAATCTTCTATCAGAGATTCAAGCTTTTCAGCTCCGCTGTTCCAGTGATAGGTTATACCACGCTTGTCAGCTTCTGCTTTGAGAAAATCGATTCTCGTCATGGTTTCAGGGTGCTGTTGAAAAGGGTTGTCCTCATGCTTTTCAATAGTCCATCCACTTTTTTCATAGGCTGCAACCTGAACTTCGTTGCTAAGTATGGCTGTTTTGCCGTTCTTAATTGCTTTATACATCTATATTCTCCTTATGCACTTGTAGAAACGTAGATAGCGTTTTTCTTGTTATCAAGCACAAATGCATCGTAATATATACGACCTTCTACCAAGTTGCCACTGATTCCCGGAGGGTTTTCGTGAATCATAAGTTCAGCAAGTTTTACAGGTGAAGTAGCTGCAATTGGATGCACAAGCAAGAACTGTGTGTTTGCAGGCAAATAACTGGAAGGAACAGGGATAAGGGGAACACCATCCACCGTACCCATAACACCAGTCGTGAGCATTTCCTGCGACAAATCGCCCTGCTTGATGAAAGATGGGTCAAGTTTCAGGAAATTGTAAAATGCGTAGGTCATATATGCAATACGACCGCCTACAGGAACTTTGTTGTTTCCCATAAACTCTTGCGCACCAAGAAACAGTTTGTATGCGTTTGTCGCATCGGCTACAGTTGTATTGCTACCGCCAGCATTGGCAGCAAACTGTGCCAAACGGTATGTATCAAGTTCGGGTATACTTACCTCATCCAACTGACGACGCAACGCACGAGCCGCACCTTTTACGTTCATCTGGTCTTCATCATTACCACGGTCAATTGTAAATGTGAAAGAGCGGTCTTGCGTAAGAGTTAGCTCCTGCGTTGTGTCCTGCAATTCGGTAGGGGTGCCATACCTGTTTGCACCCGAACGAACGTAATTGTTCATAGGTGCGGTTTCAATCGAATATACTTGTACGGTTTTCACACCAACAAAGTCGTAATCTCTGTTGAATGCAATATTTGTAACTGTACCAATAAAGAATCTCTCATCTACTATCGGTGAGTATTTGGAAGCAAAATTTATAGCCATAATTTATTATCCTTTCTTAAATGCCTCGACAAACGGGTCGACAGAATCCTTTCCTGCTCCCGCTGGTGGAGGTGGGGTTTCTTTCAATATTTTTTCACGTTCAGACTTTATGCTTGCCTGTGTTTTGCGACTAAGAATATCCACAAATTCTTGTGCTGTAGCCGTTGTTTTGTCGCTATCCTCTGTTGCTATCATTTCAAGAACAGCGGAATAATCATCTTTTGCAATTCCAGCGCCAACAAATATTTTTTCTGCTTCTATAGAAGACATCATACGTTTGTAATTACGTGAATTTTCTTCCATTTCTCGGCGCTGTTCTTCTAGAGCTTCGGCATCAGTCATTTTTGCACGTTCAAGATTTTTCTTTTCTCGATTTGCTGTTGCAACGGCATTCTGTGCATCTTTCAGTTGTTTCTGCACAGCTTTGAGTTGAGTTTCAAGCTGATTGGCTCGTTCTTCATGCTCGTTTGGGGTGGTTGTGCCACCATCTGGCTCTGTTGATGTGGTATTGGCATCATCACCATCAGTATCTGGCATTGTAGTTCCACCATCGCCGCCGTCCTCTGCAAAATACTGCATAGACAAATTCAAAATAGTTTCGTTGTCTTTCATGTAAAATTCCTCCTAAAAATCGAGTTTTAGCCGGTCTCGTAAACCGTAAGACAAGTTTTTAACGGACTTGTAAAACCGTAAATCGTAAATTATTCAACAACCTCAATCACTTCATTTGGAACAAGAGGTTGATTTTCGTTACCTATTTTTCTTGCGAGTTTCAGTTTGCTTTCAATCCACTGCGCACTTTCGTCCTGCCATTTTTTGCTTTTATTCCAAACGGCAACACTGTCATTAAATAGCTCGCTGATTTCGTAAGCATCTTCTGGATTAACACCAGCATCTAACAACATTTTTAACGACTGCGCTTTGACTTGCAGATTGTCGCTGTGATTTCTTGTAAATGTGATTCCAATATCACGCAAACTCATTTCGCCAGTATCTATGTCTTGCGTATCACGACATATTTTTAGCACGAGTTTCAAATATTCAAACTCTGATTGTCTAAACATTTTTTCTGTGGACATAGCACGGCTCTCGGCAGCTCCCCAACCGTTGCGAAGTGTAACAGCCTGTCCAGTATCACCACCGCCCTGATTGCGATTTTGACGGTCAGGAACTCCACAAATCTCATATATTGAGCGGAGCAAGTCATCTTTTGTAATCTGTACTTGGTCTTGGTCTAACTGTGCAACTATGAACTTGACATCTGCATTGCCAGCCTGATTAGCTACCATAATCGCATCACCGGCTTTTGGCACTGTATAATTACCATCCTTGTCTTGTTCAAGGCTGCAATTGATAAACACGAGATATGACTGCACAAATTGTTCCAGTGCATCTATGCGATTGCTACCAGTGGTATTGATAGCATTGAATAGCCAATAGCATAATTCGACATAACCTATGCGGTTTTCATTTAGGACATACTCTACAATCGGGATTCTTCCCAAACCGTTAATTCTTTCTGTAGGCAAAAAACCTGTGAAATCGGCAGCAGGAGAATCAACAGTCCATTCGTAATAGTTGCTGTCTGTATACAAACCGCATTTGTATCTGTCTTTTTTGGTTACAGGGTCTTTTTTTTGCTTAACAAAAACACCTGCAAAAAGAGGGGGATGACCGATTTCGTTTGAATACACTACAAATGTTTCGCTAGGGTCTAATACAGCAGTGAAATAGGGTGCATCATCGATAGTTCTGTTTGTTTTAGGCATACAAAGCCGATATGCATTGCCTGATTTATAAAGCCATTCTGCAAGATTAAGGTCTTTTGCTTCTTTTCCATCTAGCCTTGCAAAAGTGTTTAGCATGTCGATAGGTACAGTGTCATCCTGTCCTGCATTTGTGTAGATAATTGGATGAGAAAACTCATAACCTTTTTTAAATTCAATAATTTCCGCCGCACGATTTTCAAGCACTGTATTTTTGATTTCTGGTCTAATTTTCTTTTTTCTGGTTAATACAGGTTGATTTCCCAAAACGAACTCATGTAGTTTTTGAATTTCTTCTGAATTTTTTCTGTGTTTTGGAATAACATCATTTAAAATTGCACCAATGCTATTAGCATCAAGCGTGTCAGGCGGTTCAGCGTAAAGAACACATCTGCCATAGAATCTGTCATCATCAAAACTTTGCAAACAGACACATCCTTTCTAAAAAATAAAAAAGAGCCAAGCTGTGATTTCTCACTAACTCGGCTCAATGGCTCAAAATTTTACTATTATGACTTTTCGGCATTTGCTACCATCGTAATTTTTGCCACTACATTTTATTTCGACACCATTACAATGTGCGTTTTTGTCTACCTTGAATAATCGTTTTCCACAATTGGGGCAGCAGTACCATCCATCAATTATCATGTTTGAATTCCTGCCTTTATATTTAACCGCACAGAGCGGATGATGTACTCCCGCCAGCCGTTTGAGCCAGCGGGGGATAGAGTGAAAGGAGTGACAAGGAGTATGCCTAGAAGAGAATGGCAGCATGTTCGAGGGACGACCTCGACTATTTGTTCAGAGTTTCCAAACGGTTCAATAACACATGCTTTAAAAATCCCGGAGTGTGGCACTTGGAACGGCAAAATTCTATTCAGAGGTGTTCCGGGTCATATGCAATGATTATTCTAATTCTGTTGCCAATAATCACTACCCCAACTAGGTATATGTTTTACAAGGAACATTCTTTTATTGCTTCCTTTGCACTTTCAAAAGCAGAATTTAAGTCATCCATCGCATCTGCTTTAGCATAACTGTCGGGAACATGATTCTCAAAGACTTCTTGAACATCTTCGTATAATTGCCGAAGCATTAACAGGGTATCTTTTGTCGAAGTCATTGAATCGCTCCTCGAATTTATATGACATCTGCCATATTGTGTGTATTATAACACGAAAAGTTAAAACTGTCAATATATAGTGCAAAAACATTAAAACATACATAATAAATACTAGATATTGTGCTTTAACTCCATTTTGCATGTGATTTTTGTGTAATCGGGTGCGAGGAAGAAATTATGAAAAAATGGATAGAAATATTCATTCTCGGATTCTTCTATCGTTTCAGTAACCCTTGTTTTTAGTGTTCCGTCTTTTTCAAATTCTTCTGTGATTGTTGTTTTTTTTCTTGTCATATAAAGATTGCATCCTTTCTGCAATAAGCTTTGCCACTCTACGGTGAATTTCGTCACTATGCGTACCGTTAGGATAAGTGCCGACAAAGCTGGTACACATATAAGTGTTGTGTACTGATTTAAGATGCGCAGCACATTCGTGGCATTGAAGCCTGTTGTTGCAAGGCTTTTCGCACCACTGGCACAAACAAGTTTTATTTCCGAATTGGCATTTAATATCTGACATGTCTTGCATCTCTTTAAAAAGGACGGCGAATAGAAACAACCCTATTTCCACCTTGGTACAACTCATCCGCAAGCATGGCAAGCGAATCTGGAGCATCATCGTGAGGGTTTTTCCCGGTTTGCACAAAGGTAGTAAGTTCTTTCATAAACGCACGATATTCTTTAGGCCTAACTTTTTCGTCCAAAAATATAAATCTCTTAATATCTGGCGAATGTTGAATAATGCGAGACATTTTGCTTTGTGTGCTTGGCGCTTTTACGCTAGTTATGTTTATGTGAATGCTTTCCGACCGTAATTTTTCGTCAACAATTCCAGAATACTCGTGACCGCCATTATTGGCTTCAAATCTTGCCTTGTGAGGTATATGCCGTTTCATTCGCCCTAAAACAATTGGGCGAGTAACATCTTTGTCTCCTCCATTGAAAATTACATCACCTATATAAACATCACTACCATAAATCCATGCAAAAACCATAGCCAAACTATCGCCACCGCCCCAAGCAACATCGCATACGCCTAATATACGGTCTGGGTTTCCATCAGGCAAAACTCCGTTATATGTTCTAAGTTCATCGGTAGGAAACAATAATCCCTCACGAACATACGGAGTTCCCATGTATTTTGCGTTCCAAGTAGCATCATCAATGCTGGCTTTCATGTCAATGTAATATGCGGTAGAAAACCCAACAGATTCAGGATAATCAAAATTGCTTTCTCCGTCACTATTTAAAGCTGGGATAGTCCTGAATCTGTAAAGCGAATTATCTTGATATTGGCATTCAATTCTGCCTAAAACATCTAAAACATTCCATCGAGTGCCAACCATCAGCTCAATTGCACCCTCTTTTTTTCTGTCTTTTAACTGATTAAGATAAGCATCATATTTTGCCTGTAGCCTAACAGGGTTCAATGATTCTTCTAAATCTTCAATCAAATCGTCCGTGTACAATATTCCATTTTCGCCTATTTCAACAGCACCAGTCAACGTGCCACCAATAGAACGTGCAGTGAAGGTAGGAAATCTCTTTTTTTTATTAAGGTCTATAGTTTCATTTTTTGCCGAATTATCTGCAATTTTAATATCTGAAAACACATCATGCCAAAGATAAGTGGTAGGGTCTGACAAGATGCTTAATGCTTCACGATAAAAGCCGTCTGTTAATTTGTCACTATGCCCTGACATTACACTTGCCGAATCTGGATTCAGTCCCATAATCCATGTTAAATACATAATTGCAAGCGTTGATTTTCCTACACGAGGGGGAAGAGATATTCCAAGAAATGTAATCTTACGATTTAAAAGGTCTTGCATATCGGAAACAAGAGGTAATAAGACTTTTCGCCGAGGAATATAAAATTTCTTTGTGGGTTCTCTATCCCATTCCAAATATCGCAAATAAGCATCAAAATCAATTTTGGCATCGAACAACAATCCCTTTTTCTGCAACTCCATAAATCTGTCAAAATGCTTTCCATCCCGAACAATCGATAACGCTTTGCTTGAGATTGTCCGCAAATAACGATTCATTTCATGCGCAATATCAAAATTTTCTTGCTCAACATTTTTTATGGATTCAAAAAAGAACTCTGCGGCACCAGGGTCAAGCGGATTGTCGGTGACTATGGATTTCAACTTGCTTGCAGTTTCAAGTGGGGTCATTTATTTTATCTCCGTTAAAAGTTCTTAAACCAACTGAATGGCAAGTTGTATTTTGCCATAAATAGTGATTTCGCCATCTGCTCTAGCAAAGAATGTTCAAGAGCATTATAATATATGCTCTCCACTAATGAATATGTAGCTTCAATCCAGTTGTATTTACAGTGTAATAATTCATGTATCAAAACACACTCATGTGATATTCGGGTTATGCTGTTTTTTGAATCATTATCAAACTTTACAATAGTTATAACAGCACATTTGTTGATTATTTGAAATTCATTTTGTCCTAATAGTCTTGTTCCGTTTTCGTCTTTCAGTGTTTTTGGCTCTGCAAACTGTGCCTTAATTGTCCAATCTGTCAAGAAAAGCCGCTCCTGCCATTCCGTAAGGCAATTGTCAAGCTGCTCATGTGTTTCAAATTCTATGATAGGGTTAAAAATGTTTTCATCCTCCGTTAAATATGCGTTTCAAATATTTTTTGTCTTATTCTTTTCCGCTTAGAATACAAAGCAAGGTGCTTGTGTTTGCTACTTGCTTTCAGCCATTTAGTTTTGTGTAACTTATCTAAGAAATACCGCAAACTATCCCAAAAAGAGGATAGAGTAGAAATAACAGCGATAATACTTTCTTTTAGTTCTTCCCATATGGACAATATGGTTGATGTGGCATCTTGTATAATCTGCAATAGTTTTTCTCGCTTTTCGTCAGGCAAAGCTAAATTAAAATCTGTATGCAGTTCTTGTATTGTATCCATAAGTCGTATCCTTTTCAAAATCTATTTTACCAACTCTGGATTTTCATAAACATTACCAACAACTCGCAGAAATTTTAGAGCATATATGCTGTCAGTATCATCTACATTCCAAATACTTTCTTTGCCCTTGAAATGATACCCATGATGCGGATTAAACGGTTGTACAACGGCATGGCCTGCGGTGGATTCATTCCATAAGTCATAAGCAGGGTCAGAATTGCTTGTAGCAACAATGTCACCAGCAAATATCATAGTTCCCTCTTTGTCTCTAAGGCCTGTCCATTGTGTGACCGTTACTTCACTGAAATCGTATTCGTAATAATCGCCTTGCCCATAAGCTAAATCAACCTCAATAGTCTCACAGTCAAAGTTGATTCTTTCGATAGGCACAAGCCATTCAAGGGATTTTATCCATGCTCTGAATCTAAAGTTTTCCATGATAATTTTCTCTGCCTTTTTTGTTTTTTTGAGTATTTGTGGGGGTCACCCCGCCCTAGCCATAGCAACCATATAGGGGGAGGGGTGGTAAAGCACCGGCAAGCACCCGCCACACCTCAAAACGCTTTAGTGAATAAAAGTATTTCGTTAAATACGTCTTTGGCGAAATTGCGCCATTTGCAAGAATAGCTTTGTTATGCGATTTGTTGGCATAGCGAGATTTTGCGTAAAAATTTAGTTGATGCGTTTGCAATTGTCGTTTGCATTGCGCTGTTGTCGCTCGTTTCTGTCACAGCAAAAGTATCGGAATTAATCGTCTGCAAAGCCGTCTGTATCATCGTCAAAGGCTATTCCTTTGCGTTTGTCCTCTATGTATTGCTCAAGTTGCTTTTGCTCTGTGGGAGCACCTAGCGGGTTAGCGGGAGACAGTACAACGTCTTGAATATCTTTCATACCATCATAATTCTTTTGCCAAAATATGCCTGTTACCGGGTTTATCTTACCATCTTGCATTAAAAACTCTCGATTCATAGCACAAAAAAGCTTAACTTTTTTGATGAAGTCACGTTGTGCAGGTGTTCCAGCCAATCCATTTTCCCAATTACTAGCGGTTTGCTTATTAATACCTAATGCAGCGTAACAAGCAAGGTTTCCGGGTTTAACATCGTTATCAATACAAAATTGTATATACTGTGCAAGTCTGTTTTCCAGTGCCACAGCGTCTTTTTTATCTATTTTATCCCATGTAACAATAGCACCAGCTAACGCAGCATATTTTGAATTATCGCCGGGTTTGGTATGTACTCCGTTGTTACCAATAACAGGAGACTTCACATAATTAGCACCACGAGGTTTTTTAACCGGCACATTATCGGCCAGTGTTGCGGTTGTTTTTTTATCGGTCATCGTGTCACCTCAGTATCATTTTTTGTGCAGTCTGTATGCTTATGCGGTATTGCGTCAAAAGTATTGTACCCTTTAGCATTAATGATATTGCTAGCCGTAAGAGCGGCAAGAATAAAACCGACAAATCCACCAAGCAAGAACGATATAAAAGCCATAGTACTCAAACCTCCGAATTACTATATATTGTATATATTATATTTATATTACAACGATAACACTATATCGTGTATATGTCAAGCGATTTACAAGAGTTTAATGCTAAAGTAGGCAATTTCTACTATATTTTGTAACTTTGATTGTCTTTGGAACTCAAAAATACAATATATTGATTTTGTTTTATGAAAGTAAGAAAAAAGGTAAAAACTAAGGTCAAAACATCCTACTAAGTAAGTAAGATAAGGCCAGACAGGCAAAAAATCGTCAATTAATGGCTTTGTTATGCGGGTTTGAGGGTTGTTTTTCGATTCTTATTTTTGAAAAATGATTTTGTGCTATTTTTGCAGTATTTTTTGTGATACAATATATAGTATGATAATTGATAATTATTGCATAATATATACAATATGAGGTATATATGAACACAGAAAAACAAAAGCCAGTAAAAGGCATAACAGACTATAGGACAGGACAAACACAAGCCATACCGCCGGACAAAGATGTGTTGTTAATTGCCAAAAAACCAACTAAGGCAGCAGGGCAGTTAATGCCTATTAATATACAGTTTGTTAAAATACATGATACCGCACATGCACACATGGCCGATATTACACTAACCAAAGCAGAGCAAAAAATATTGTATACACTACTGCAATATGTGCAATACAATACTAATCAATGCCGACATGCAAACAACAAAGCTATTACTGCGAAATGGCTTATATCACAGACAAAATGCAGTCAAGCAACTATATACAAGGCATTAACGAATTTAACGGCTCACGGTTTTATTTTGTGGCAGGATGATGTAATAACAATCAACCCATATTTTGCCATAAGGGGCAAAGCTATCAAGCCGACCACGGCGGCGCTGTTTTGGCACACAGATTTTTATAAAAACGCAAAAAAATAAAGACCGGCAACCGATAACCACGGCGGCGGGTCTTTTGTTGTGCTGTTATTACATTAATATGTTTTGAATTTGAATCATGTCATACTCGGCCAAATGCCCCATTTTTCTCACAAGGTCGTTATCTTTAAGAACGCAGATTTTTGAAGTTCTGATTGTTGTTTCTTTATCAAGTCCAACCCTTGCCCAATATTTCAACGTATATTCAGCGTTATTTCTTGGATAATGAGTTGTCATCTTTAAAGATATAATAAATCCTTGTTTTTCTCCTACAATAAGCACAGGACGCTTTTTTATTATGTCTGAATCCTCAAATTTGACCTTTGCAAACCAGACTTCCCATTTTTTACATCTAATCATATTTATCCCAGTAGTCATCTTCTTCATCTTTTGGCAATACTAAATAACCATCAGCATCACGATAACCGACTGTCTCAATACTTTTTAATTCAAATATATCATCAAAAGATATTAGTTTCTCATGGTTTGAAAAATAAGAAGTTATATGGGTTTTGTCTATAATTTCACCTTTTACAGTTCTTTCCCATGGTGAGCCGATAACATGCGTTTTATTGACAAGATAAGCGGCCGTATATTTACAATACTCCCGTGCAGAATCAAGCAGAATATTATATTCTTCATCCGTGAATAGGTGCGCTAACTCCTTGTCTATAGCAGATATATTGTTTCTTCCACATATCTTGTATTTTTGGTAAACAGCAGGAACAACGGGTCCGAGATCCCATGCTTCAATGTCATCATCAAAAAGAGGTTTCCCAGTCTTGGCGAGGTAATGACCCTGTGCATAATAAAGCAGCTTGTTTAATTTCAAATTAGTTATTTCGCCTTCTTCATCTTGCCCGGCTAACTCTATAAAAAAATCAGCCACATCATAAACATTTGCCATGATTAAAACTCCTTTCCTTGCTTATATTATACCAAATTAAGCGGAAAAAGTAAACTGCAACAAAACACATCAAAGCAAGCCACGGCGGTTCAAGTCCTCTTCAATCAGCATATTAATATACTTGTTTACGCTGATTTTAGGCGAGAAGTTTTTTACAATGTCCTGCAATTGCTTCTTTTGTCCTTTGGGTATAAGCAAATTAACTCTATCATAGTTTTCTTTGGCAAAGTTGTTTTTATACTCGTTTCTATCCTCATGAATCTTTTTTCTTGGCATATAATCACCTCTATAGCATTATACTATACAAGCTACTATTTGTCATGCACAATACTAAACAAAAAGTCATGCGCAAGATTGTACATATTGCCCATTGAAAAGTCATGCACATGACTGTATAATAAGACTATAGAAACAAACAACTCAATCTTTTACATACTCCATCAGGTCGCCGGGTTGGCAGTCAAGGATTTTGCATAACTGCATAATCGTACTTACATTGACATTATCACCCCGCCAAAGTGCCGCTACAACCTTTGGATTGATACCATTTTGACGTAAGTAAAATTTATTGTATTTCTTTTCGGCCATTAATGCATACAGTTTATTATATGAAACACTCATAACATCACCATCCGCAAATATAATAGCACACATTTGTTACTTTTGCAACGTTACTAAAGCATACGCTTTGCACAAATACCCATAGTTACTTTTGTATACATTACCATATTGAAAACGCTGTTACTTTATGGTACAATATAGACATAGAAAGAACAACAAAGGAGCTGACGAGATGATAAAAATAGACTTATTTCGGTTGACGGTAAACAGGTGGTTGGGGGATATGCTATTTGTAACGGTTGAAATTATATGGAAAATAAAAAAGATTCTTAACGATGACAGCGCAAGAATTTACAAGAAACTTCAAGCCAGTTTTGAACCATACGCACGAGACGAAAACACACACCAATAATAACAAAACAACATAAAGGAGCTGATAAAATGCTAAACCCTTGTGCCGTCTGGAAACTCAAAGGCGGAAACATAAACAGCACCAAGGATAGAGGCTATCCGCTCCAGCTCTTCACTACTAAACTTATCTGTTTTCATTCGTTGGTTAAATGCCGATGGAGTTGTTCCAATGGAGCGAGCCAATTCCGACTCGCTCATGCGTTTATAAGCCAATGCCATGCGTATTTTTTGAGACGTTTTCATTTTGTCACCCCCTGCGGTTAAGTATATCGGATAATCTAACCCATGTCAAGAAATATCTATAAAATAATTAGGAAAACCGTTAGAAAACACTTGACAACTATTAGGAAAACCTGTATAATATGGATGTGGAAAACAAAACAAAGGAGAATAGAAAATGACATATTTTAACAATGTAAAATCTTATGAGGATTTAAAAAATCAATACAGAACCCTAGCACTTGCTAACCATCCCGACATGGGCGGCGATACCGAGACAATGCAAGCAATCAATAAAGAATATGACGCTCTTTTCCCAGTCTGGAAGCACCGCAATGCAATAAATAATAATGAGACTGCAACAAGCACACGCAGCGAGTTCTACACACAATACGGTTGGAAAGGCTCGAATTACAACAGAAATATGAGCCTGAAAGAAATTGCTGTAGCCATTCGTGATTTTATCAAAATCCACTTTAACGACTGCAAATTCAGTGTAACAACAAGCTACGCAAGCATGTGCCAAGAATTACACATTACGCTAATGGAAAGTCCACACAGAGCATATAAGTTTTTTGATGAATTAACTGAAGATGAAAAACAAAAAATCCGCCAAGACTATACAAGAGAACACAACATAAACAACTATTTTGTTAATGAAATAAATGCAAAAATTGCCGAAATTTATAGCGAAAGATATAGCAATAGCTATTATACCGAAGAAGTAAAAGCAATAGTACACGCCGTACAGGATTATGCAAACTCTTTTAATTATGATGATTCTGATGGAATGATAGACTATTTCGATACAAACTTTTATTTTTTCGGCGTAACGCTTGGCAAATGGGATAAACCCTTTAAAGTCGTTGACCGCAAAAAAACAACCGTTGCTAATGTGGAATACGAGACCGTAGAAGTCACCAAAACACGCACTAAAAAAGTTTTAGAGCCGAAAGCTATAGAAGCACCGGCAGAAATAAAAGAAGGTCAATACTTCCAGCTTTTGACCGGGTTTAATTATGGTTGCTATAAAGGCAGCGTTTACCAGATTACCCACATAAACGGCACTTTTGTAAATTCCTGCAAAATGGGCAAAGGCTATAAAAATGTCACCGGCGGCACCGTCAGAGGCACAAGCTTCAACTGTGATATTGACCGCCTGAAAGCTTTTGTTGCAAAAGGTTCGATTGCCTTTGTTGAGTTGGTAGAGGTTACAAAAACAGAGGAATACACAAGCACAACACGCCGCCCCAAGAAATCAACAGGACTTTCAACAGAAGTAAAAGAGCCAAGCGACACAACAGAAAGAACAGCCGAGACAGCAACAACAGAGCCAAGACCATACACAGTAACAGAGGACACAGACACCCGCGACAATAGCGCTCTTTGGGTTGTTAAATTTTCCGACAGAATGAGCAAAGAAGAATACCAAGCAACAGCGGCAACAATAAAAGCCATAAAAGGCATATACAGCCGATTCAAAAAAGGCTTTATATTCCGCTATGACCCAACCGAAGAAATGAACTGCATATTTAACAATGTAAATTCTGATGGTTCCGCAAACACTGATGAAAATATGCAGTTAATAGCGGATTGCATAGAGGACGCAAGCACAGAAATTATTGAAAAGCTAAATTTACAGCCGGGCGAATTTGTGATAAATTTTGAGTACAAAGAGCATTTAACAGCATACATAAAGGAAAATAAAAAGCGCATTACTAAAAAAGTTATAGAAAAAATCGACATTGCAGAATTGCGTAAAGTGGTGGCGGGAATACTCGCCGCCATAGGTACCACAACAATACAAAAACCGCCCAAAACAGACATTAAAACCAAAACACAAGAAAAGATAAGCAAGCAAATTGAAAGTCTTACAGCTAAAATCAAAGCACTATCTGGCGACTACAAAACAAATACATATAAGCGTATGCAGGAACAAGCAAGCAGAGAAAAAACAAAAGAGGGTTACAACTTCGAGGTTGATTTATTAATATATCTTTACGGCATTTCAGAACAGCGAAAACTAACAATACTTGAACAAAATTTACTTGTTGATGCTTTTCGTGATAGGCTTCACGGTTATTATAACAGGCATAAAGAATGGATGGAAACACCGCCCGAAAAGCGTTGCATTGCTTGGATGCCTATATCATACCCGAAAACAAGCTCAACAGCAGCAGAATGGTATAACAAAGATGTGCCAAAGCAACAAAAGCAATTAAACAAAGCAGAAATTTACAACACCAAACAATTAATAAAAGCGGTTGAAAAATACGGCGAAATTGTCAAAGAAGCTGTAAAACCAATTGACAGAACAGCACAAGAAATTAAGCGCAGAGAAAAAGAATGTAAATTACAGCAAAAAGGTGATGTACAATTTACACATTTGGAAGTAGCAAGGCAACTTGTAGAACTCGCTGGAATTGATGAAAATAGCAGAGTTTTAGAACCGTCTGCGGGTATTGGTAATATAGCAGATCAGATTAGGACAGTAACAAAAAACATTGATGTTATAGAGCAAATGAGCAATTTTAGAGAACTTTTACAACTCAAAGATTATAATCTTGTAGGCTATGACTTCTTAGAATATCAGCCAGAAAAAAGTTACACGCATATTTTAATGAATCCGCCATTCTCTAAAAATCAAGACATTCAGCACCTAAAACATGCTTATTCAATGCTTGAAAACGGCGGCACACTTGTTTGTATAATATCACCACATTGGAGTTTTGCCAATGATAAAGAATCAATAAATTTTAGGCTTTGGCTTGATGAGCAGGATTATTACACTGAGGATTTGCAAGCAAAAACCTTTGAAATGACAGGCGTAACAAGCAAAATAATAGTTATCAATAAAAGAGTAGAACAGCAAGAAAATATAGCATAGAAACATAAATTTGTAGCATATTCGAGAACAAGGGGCGGCATGAGCTGCCCGCCGGGGATAATATAAATTTTGGAGGGATAACGATGTATAAAGTGACAACTATTTTCTATGATAATGGCAAAGTAATAGCGAGGCTATCAAAAGAGGGAGATTGCGCAGGAGAATTTGACAGGTTCGATTGCTATATAGATGAATTTGAAACGATGGAAGAAGCTACTGCATTTATAAAAGAATCGAAAAAAGCATAAATTTTGGAACTATATAAATTTTAGCCAATTGTAACCAATAAATTTTAACGAATAGGATTTGTAGCATATTCCAAAACGAAACTATAAATTTTCGGACTCTTCCCAATCAAATAAATTTCAGGCAAATAAATTCTGAATCAGTATAAATTTTCAAGAAACGCATGGTATAATAATGTTATAGGAAGGAAAATTCTATGAATTATGATGCTTTGAACATAGCACAGTATATTATCGACTATTGCAATAAAAATAATCTGTCTGTAAACAATTTGAAGCTGCAAACGCTCTTATATTTTGTTTGGATTCATTATTATAAACAAACGGGCAAAATACTTTTTGATGATAATTTTTCGGCAAGGCAGTTGGGGCCCGCTGTTTCAGAAGTGTATTATGAATACTGCCCTTGGGGTGGCATACATATTTTTCGAAGATATGAAGTGCCGCTTTTGCTTGAAGACAAAACCACTATTGATGAATGCCTAGCTAAAGAGGCTCTATTCCCCTTATGTAGTCTCTCTGAAAAATCTCGCAAGCAGTGTGGTGCATGGAATACTATCTACAAGGACGGCAGTGGCGACAGTCTTATAATTCCACAGAAAATTATTATTGACCTTGAATGCCGTACAGCATAAATTTGAGAGCTTACAGCATATTTGATTGACTTCGCAAAAACACAATATATAGTGTTAAAAAACAAAATCACACAACATATTGACAAACTACTTTTCATATGATACAATTATGTAAAAGTTGGTTGGTGCGTTACAGGCATTTGCCACAACATACCAATCAACGAGAAAATCTGCTTTTAGGTGCTGCAACCACCAAAGGGCGGATTTTTCATATATTTTTTCGCAAAACCTTGAAGAATCAAATATCGGGTGATATAATGCGGTGACAGAGATTTACGAGTGAGGCAACTGAACAAGGGAGAGCGATTGATAAATGAATGAACTGCAACTTTTTAGCTATGAAAATAAGGGAGTAAGAACAGTACAGCGGAATGGCGATATTTGGTGGGTGCTAAAAGATGTTTGTGCTGTACTCAACTTGACTACAGCAGCAAGAGTTGCTGAACGGCTAGACGAGGATGAGGTGAGTTCAACTCATATCATCGATTCTATGAGCAGACCGCAGAGTACTACTATCATAAACGAAAGCGGACTTTACAATGTTATTATCCGTTCCGATAAACCAGAAGCAAGAAAGTTCAAACGATGGATAACACATGAAGTTCTGCCGTCTATTAGACATCACGGCGGGTACATGACACCTGAAAAAGTAGAGGAAATATTGTCAAACCCTGATACAATAATTCAACTCGCTACTCAACTTAAAAACGAGCGTGAACAAAAAAAGTTGTTGTCTGCGGAAATCGAAAAGAAAGACCAACTCATAGGGGAATTACAGCCTAAAGCTGATTATGTTGATTATATTTTATCAAGTATGGGAACAATGACAGCTGGGCAAATTGCAGCTGATTATAATTTGTCCGCTAAGCGCTTAAATGCAATTTTACACGAATCAGGGTTGCAACACAGGATTGGCAAGCAATGGATACTTTACAAAAAATATATGGAACTTGGATACACTAAAAGCGAAACAATATCGTTCAAGCACTCCGATGGTAGACCTGACACGAAACTATTTACAAAGTGGACACAAAAAGGTCGCTTAAAAATTAATGAGATTTTAAATAGCCAAGGCATATATGCTGACATTGGCATAATAGATTTTTCAAAAGCATCTGCTTAATATACAACCCGCCATAGCCGTGAAAAGCAGTAGCGGGATTTTACACCTGATATTGAAATTTTGCTTAAAAAGTGGTATAATATAAGCGAAAAAAGCGAAAGGAGCTGATGTAAATGTCGATACAAGCTTTAGTAAATTCTATATTGATACGGTCTTTTGAAGAAAAAGAACCGATTACCCCTATGAAATTACAAAAATTGGTTTATTTTGTTTACAGGGAATATTTGAGAGAAAGCGGAAAACCGCCATTTACAGAATTGTTCGAAACATGGAAGTACGGGCCCGTATTGCCTAGTGTATATGATGAATTCAATTCTTTTGGCTCGTCACCTATAACAAAGTTTGCACGTGATGCAAAAGGAACAGTTTTTACAATTGATGATAAAAAATCTCCAATTATGGCAAAATGTATAAATAAAGTATGGGAAAAATATAAAAGATGCAGTGGTATAGAATTATCTAAATTAACACATTTAGATGGTTCTGCATGGTCTAACGCATTTGAAAAAGGTGCTAAAACTCTTGACATTGAGGATATATGCAATGAACAAATTAATTAAAAAACCTGAAATCAGAGTTGAGCATGACGAATCTTTTCAAGTATCTGCTGAACGTAACACAGACGAATTAGTTTCTTACAAAGAGATTCCTTCTAATCGTGCTGACGAAATTGAAAAATTGGTTACTATCAGCGAAAAAATGAATGGCATCTTATTAAAAACGCACGCACTTAAATTATTAGTAACTTGCTTGGCTACAATATTTGGCGTATATGTTATTGATTTGGCCGTAATCAATATTGGCCTTATCAATAGCAACATGGGAACAACACTTGTAGATTTTCTCAAATATATTGCAACTGCATTGCTTGGTTATCTTTTTGCGATAAAGCAAATAGATAGTTAATATTTTTAAAAAATACAACCCCTCTTCGGAGGGGTTTTTTATTGCCTAACAGCCAGTTTGCACTTGTCGCATTCTGCGTAGAGGTGTCCATTGTAATTCGTTCTAATGCCACTCACAGTGCCACCACAACCGCATTGCCATGTATAACGCTTACCATATTCCATTTCTTGCGGGATAGCCTTAAACAAGCAGGAAACGGCACTAGCGATTGATTGCAACTCATCCTTATCGATTTGCTTCATAAAAACACCTCTAAATTTTTGACTTTACACAAAATATAGTATTTTAACTAGATGACGCACAACATATAGTATGTTATAATATATATAAGCAATAAACAATACTAAATTTATTAGGGGATTTTGTATGCCATACATCAAATACAACGATAAAGAAATCAAGTCCATTCTAAAGAGCATAACTGTACTTTGTGATAGTCGGGAACAGAAAAACGAGCATATCACAACATATCTTGACAGCAAAGAAGTAATCAATCAGACTGCCACTTTGAATAGCGGAGATTACAGCGCATTGCTTCCGGCTATGCCTGACTTTGGCATTGTGAGACCGTTGCACTTTGATAGTGAAATTGCAATCGAGCGCAAAGGCTCTTTGGAGGAGCTGTCAGGCAATCTTACACAAGGGCGGGAACGATTAGAAGATGAATTTACTCGGCTTAATGGGCGAAAAATATTCTTGCTGATAGAGAATCCCGGGGGATATGCTGCCATACAAAATCACCAATATAAAACACAGTACAATCCTAAGTCATACCTTGCCAGTTTGCTTTCATTTCAAGAGCGATTCGGTCTTAATGTTGTTTTTTGCGACAAAGCAACAAGCGGCTCGATTATCTACGGATTGTTGTATTACCATGTGAGAAATTATTTGATTAGGGCGTAAAAAAACACCCGCAGGAAAAATGCGAGTGCTTTGAACATTGACGACCTCGATGCTCATTATTATACATGACTTTTTGAGAAATGTCAAAAAATCGGAAATATTTTAAAAATATAAAAAACTATCCAAGAAAGGAAACGAATATGGAAAACAATCAATTCAATCAACCCCATGTGGTTAGAGATTCCTTATTTATCCATGTAAATAGCATGGATAAGTTAAATGAATTGTTATCAGAAGCGAGAACACAAATGAACAAATTACAGAGAACCATAAATGAAATATCAGATTATAAAATTGAAATAAAGTTCAATGATTCTAATTCTACTTCCGATTAATTTCTTGCTCGTACTTTTTAGTAGATAGAGCAGTGTCCACCCATTATTAATTACATGTTTTTTTGTGAATCGGAATTTTTTGTAAGTTTTTGTTTAATTTCCATTATCGCATTTCTGTTTCTCATGACACCGCTTTCTATAAGCTTTAAATATCTCATTGCTTTTGAGTGTACAGATGATATTATTTTTTTGTCTTTTACTATGTAAGGAGTTCCGCTTATAACATAGGCCCCTATAATATAATCGCCTGTTACTGGAAACATGTCACTTATCAAGAAAACTCTCTCTTTACCTGATATTATTCCAACATGGTAATATATACAATTCCCTGCTCCACGTTTCAATTCTTCACGCTTTATTTTTTCTTTATAATTTGCTGTTTGGGTGCTTAATGGTATCATCCATATAATTCCATCGGTATCAGCAATACAAAAATAATGTGGCCGGCCTGATTTGTTTTCCATCCAATGTTCAGACGGGAAATCTACAAAATATTTAGCATTAATTTTATACAAACCATTAACATTCATTGCAACCTCCTTTGTACAGAAAGAAAGTCCCTCAATAAAGAGGGACTTTTGTTAAGTTCAAGCTCAAATTTATACCCCGCACTTGAGCAGGCGGCCGTTGTAAGCAAGTCGCACATTTATATGCCGCTGGCGACAGGCGGCAGCTTCTTGTCCTCTCCGTTCACTCTGTAAAGGAGAATTTGTGTTGTAAGGATTGGTTCCCTTACAAATTTATTATATACAATTATGCTTGAAAAGTAAACCACCAAAAGCAATGTTTTGAGTTTCTTTGTAATTTAATAGAATTCAACCACAAAACCCGCCGAAGCGTGAGCCTAAGCGGGTTCGTTTTTTATATGGACTTTTTGTTTTTACGCTTACTCTGGTTGTGCTAACGGTTTCCCAAATATTCAATTTGAATAGCGGGTATGTACTGTTCATCTACGACTTTGTCACGAATTAAACCTTCACGTTTAGTTTGAAGCGTGGCTTGGCCTCTTCCGTACCCATATATTACAACAGTCTCGCCTTTCAGAAGTTTTGGCTCTTTTACAATTCGGTTGTCTTTGATAAGAACATCTTGCCCGTTAATTGTTCCCTGATAGTCACCTTGCCCAAAATTAAAAAATTTTTGCACTTCAACCTCTTTTATGTACACAGTAACTTTTATTGGAATAGTCTTGTATTTTTCAGGATAACGCTGCAAGTCAAGATAGCTTGGCGATTCAGCTTGTTCGATGAATTTTTCATATGCCAATTGAGCTTCTATTATTGCCTGTTCTGCTAACTCTTTTTCCTGCTCTGCTAGTGCCTCTTCCTTTTCTTGCCTAATTTCGGCATACTCTTCCATTTTTAAAATGTCTCTGTCATTGGCTAACTCAACTCTTGCATTTTCAACATTTAATGTGCCAGCATATTTGCCAACAACAACTCCAGTAACTGTTATAATTTCACCCTTAGAAATTGTTCTGCTAAGTTCTTCAATCGAATCAATTTCAATCCTATCATAAGAATATTTTCCTAATTCATCATTTATAAGTATTTCACCATCAGACCCAATATCAGATACTTTCCCAGTGAACTTTACCCACTCGTTTTTGTATACGCTATCCGAGTAATAATCCCACATATCAACGTAATCAACTGACATAACATTTTTCGGGGTATATTCATTACTTGAAACATTAGAGCTTTCGGACTTGCTTGATGATTCGTTTTTACTCGATGAATCAGAGTCGGAACTTGGAGTGATAGTATTAATAAATGCACAAAGTACAATAAAAATTACAATTGAAATCAAGCAGCCTTTTGCTTTACTTTTTTGAGGTTTTGAAGCGGACATATTTGCACTTGTTACACCTAAGTTACCTCTAATTGGTTCAGGCTTAACATGTTCAACGGGTTCGATTGTTGGCTTGGGTGCAGAAACTTCAATGACGGATTGCTTTTCCGTTGGACACCCGCAATTTGGACAAGCTGCCGCCTTGTCGCTAAACTCTTTGCTACATTCAGAACATATTATTAAAGCCATATTTTTCTCCTGAAAATTATTTCTATACTATTTTTTACTATTTTTCGACAAGTTTCTCCATGTTTCTGCAATATAATTTATTTGTTGGCAGAGTATCACCAAAATCCGCTTGACTTTTTAGAACATACGTTTTATAATACAAGCACATGATGGAAAGGACGGACGAAATGGCTAACAAAATCAAAGAAAAAGATACATACAACAAACAAACAGAAGCAGAGAAAAGACTTATTTATCTTCTTCGGATGAATCCTGAGCAAGACGTGCTTTTTCAGCAGCTTCTAACGCAGCCATTGCCGCCGCCTGTAACTCTGGAGTTGCGGCACGATACAACTTGATATATTCTTTTTCTTTGGCTGTAAGCTCGTCATCTTCTTGGATGGCGGGTTTTTCTTCTACTAAATCGGCCTTTGATATGCCAAAGTAGTGCGACATAATTTCAATTTTGTCTATGCGTGGATAAGTTTTTCCGTTCAACCAATCTGTCAATGTTGTATATGGCACATTTAGTGCTTCGCACAATTCTTGTCTTGTTTTATTGTTTTTTTTCATATGATACTGAATGTTTTCGGCCATTGTCTGTTTATTGCCTAGATTGTTTTTCAATGTTTCCACCTCCACAAATTCAGTATACGGTATTTCCGTAAAAAAATCAAGAAAAAGTCAAAAAAACTCTTGACTTTACGGTTTAACCGTAATATAATAAAAATACGGAATTTCCGTAATGAAAGGAGTGAAACGGTTGGTAACACTTAAAGCAGCAAGAGTAAACAAAGGACTTACCCAAGTAGAAGCAGCAAAAAGGCTTGGAATAAGCGTTGACACACTTGGAAATTATGAGCGTGGTAAATATTTTCCGGATGTTCCTGAAATCGAAAAAATAGAGAATCTTTATGGTGTGGAGTATAAAGATATTTTTTTTAAAAAATAATTACGGTTTAACCGTAAACAGAGAACGACGAGACAGCGTAGGGGGGATGAAACCATGAACGAACATTTCTGGAAAGGCTATTTGATTGGAACACTTGTAAGCGGCAGTTGTATGATTCTTGCCTTTATCTTACCCAAAATATTTCCCTAGAAAAAAACTAACAAATGTCATAATTATCGTTGTGCTCAAACCAGTCCAAAAATAGATGCTGGCTTTTCTTTCAGCTTTGGTTGCTCTTTCCTCTGATTGCTCATTCAAAGCTTTAAGTTCTTTGATTTCAACAGCCATTTTGTTGATATTTTCGATAAACTCATGCGAATCATTATCAACTTCATACTTTGGAATTTGACTTGCGATAAATTCATAATCATAACCAATTTTCATGTGTTGTTATCCCCTTAACCGCTAAAATGAGGTGCCTTGTAGAAAATGAAGAAACAAAAACAGCCAGTGGTGAATGCACTGACTGCTCATGCCTTTATTTGTTGTCCTGAACCCTGTTGCAGTTTGCAATCCACCGGCAACGGACTGCTTGCATTTGCAAATGATTACCATAATTCACAGTTCTCTGGCGGCCAAAATGTCTATGCATTTTGCTTTTCTTACAAACGCAACCTCATTCACAGGTCACTTCTTGGCAAGGCGCTTCACTTTAGCGGTTAAAGGTTCCGCTGTACATTTGCCCGACGCATCCACTTTAATCAAGACTGGGCAATTTCAAAAGTTTGGTCAATGAGACCAACTCCTCTCTTGCCACAATCGGCAAACACATTATACCGCAAAATATTGTGGCTTTCAAGGGAAAATCATTCAATAAGACACAAAACACAGCGTAAAGGAGAATTAACAATGACACTCAAAGAAATGCAAACCAATTTACTTGAAACGCTTTACAAGGAGACTATCCACAACCTTGAACAGGGAGATTTAACAAAAGAGCAAAGGTATCAAATGCTAAAAGAAACAGCTAATGTGTTTGCTTTTTCACTTCCTAAACTAGAAAATGCGGCCAAATAAATGACCGCAAATCCCACTAAACTTTATACCATTCCGTGTGGCCGCATTTGGAACACTCTGGCAAGGTTCTTCCCATCTCTGGAACAATAAATGCTTCATTGTCTTCTACACATTGCATGCACACATATGTTCCGGGTTTGGGATTTTCGCCTGAATGGTATTGATTTTTTGCATCATCCAAAAAATCATTAAAATCAGACATTATGATATCCCCTTTATTTCATTTTGTCTCAACGGAATAGTGCGAATCGCTGACAAGTATTTCATATTCTTCCAAAACATCAAATATGATTTTTTCTGCATCGCTTCTTTCCTCAAAATCATTCATGTCTATTGTTCCGAGTTCACAAAGAGCAGTAGTTATTTCACCTTTCAAATCTGAAATGCTTTTTGTAAAACAGCTTTTGATTTGTTTTTCGGAAATAATCATATTTTCACCCCCTTTCAATAGCATTATATCATAGTTGACCGTTAAAAAAGACAACAAAAAAAGAAAAAAAGGTCATATGAACATAATATGAACAAATGCGAAATTTCAAAAAAAACGGCAGGAAGAGAAACTGTAATAAATGTGATAAACTACGCAATTTATCAGGGTGAAGATAATGACAACGGCAGGATAGGGGCAGATA